TTGCGCCGTCGCAACCTCGTTGGCATAACCGGCGTTACGCGCTTCAATTTCGGCGTCTAACGCCTTTTGTGCGGCGTCAACTTGCGCGTTGGCGGCTTCCAACGCGGCGTCGGCGGCTTGGTTCCAACTCTCAATGATGGAATCAATGGAATCTTTCACGGATGAAATGGCCGTGTTCAATGCGCTTTGTTGCTCGTTATCCAATCCGATACCCAACAATTCGTACAAATTATTGTACGGCAAACGCTTGGATTCCTTTTCGATGGCGTTAATGGTATTGACAATTGTTTGGCGTTCTTGTTCGGTCATTTTCAGACCGGCGGCGGCGTCCAATTCCAATATCTTTTGCAAACGTTCCTTTTCCATCTGTAATTGGAATTGCGTTTTTTGGCGTTCGTTGCGGTCTAACAAATCAAATTCGGATGCGGCCAATTCCTGTTGCGCATCCAACAACATCAATGCCCGGTTCTTGGTCATTTCTGTTGTCTGTTTCAATATGACTGCATCCCACTTGGCGTTGATGTCGGCTTCGCTTTGGCGTACATCCTCGGCGGCTTGCGCATTTTCGGCCAATTCAATTTCGCGTTGCTTTTGCAACAATGCAATTTGCAAATCTATTTCTTCTTGGGAACCCTCTTTTGCCGCATCCAAACGCAATTGCAACCGGGTTGCATCCGCGTTCAATTGGTCAACGGTTATGTCGGCTTCCAATTCCGCCATATCCTTGCGGTATTTGTCGGCCAACAACTCCAATTGTTTGTACATTTCTTCGCGTTGGGTTTCGGTCAAATCCCGTTCGGTCGCCAATGCATTGTTAATATCTTCGAATTCACGTTCATACGAAACGCGCAATTCTTCGCGTTGCTTTGCGGCCCCGTCCGCCATCAGCGCAATTTGCAGTTCTTCTGTTTCACGGATGGCGGCCACGCCCAACAATGTATATTCGTTTTGCAAGTCTTGCAAATCGCGGTAATACTTGGTTTGTATGGCCTTTATCTGTTCGTTCAAACGCTTGCGCATTGATACGGTCAAATTGGATTCGGTTTCCAAACGGGTCTTTATGTCGGCAATCTGACGGGTGGCGGCGGCTTTCAACGTGATTTGTTCACGCTTGTATGAATCTTGAATCAGCGCAATTCGTGCATCCTGTGATTGGCGCAATATGTCGGTTTCGGTCTTGGCTTGTTGCCTTGCTTCATTCTTACGTTGTGCCAATTGTACGGCGCGTTCCTTGGCAATGTCCGCACCCTCGGTTTTCAGTTCAACGGCAATATCAACAGAACGGCCCAAATTGTCGATTTGGCCTTGCACGGCTTCAATGGCTTTATCAATCTTTTGGCGTTCAACCTTACCGTCCAAATCCACGTCAACGGTTAAACGGTTCTTTCCGGCGGCTTGGGCCTGTTGCAATTGTAACAATGTCTTTTGCAACGTTTCCAATTTGCGTTGGTTGACCGTCTGTTGCGCAATTTGGGTTTTGTAATTTTCCATTTGTTGCGCGTGTGCCTTGACGCGTTCGTTGTATATCTTATCTTCCAACGCCCGGATTTCTTCATTGGATGCGTTTTGTGCCTTGGCAATATCCAATTCGTCTTGAATGGAACGTATGCGTTCATCGGATACGCGTTTTTGCGATTCCGAAATGGCTTCCAAATAATCCAATTGGGCGGCCAATGATTTGTTCAATTTGGTTTGTTCTTTTGACGCCCTATTGGAACCGGCGGCAAATGCAACCAATGCACCAACAACGGTTATCAGCGCAACGGCCAATAGAACATACGGGTTGGCGGCGGCAACGATGTTGAACGCCTTTTGTGCAATGGTTGCGCCTTTGGTTGCGGCCGTGCCTTTAATCTTTACTAAACGTTCGTATGCTTCCGCCTTGGCCAATGCTTTCGATTGAACCACGGCAATTCCGGTCATTACGTTGGATTCCTTTTGTAATGCAGTTTGAATAGCGGTTGCACCGGATACAATACCGATTGTTGCACCCAAATTCTTTTGTGTATCGGTTGCGGTTTCGGAATTGGCCCCGGTCAATGCCAATGCGCTATTGTATGCGGTCAGACCACCGCGGGCGGCCGACGCCGCACCCATCGTTGCATCCAATGATTGTGTATCGGACGCCATCGCCTTTACCTGTTCTTGGGCGTCTAACATCGCGTCTTTCAATTGTCCGGCGCGTTGGGCCAATCTTTGGTATTCTTCCGAATTCTGTTCGCCGTTTACTTTCATCATTGCCATTTCTTGGGTCAACGACATAATTTCCTGTCGCAAACTCTTTGATGCAATGGCGTAATCGCCGACCGATAATTGATGTTTGCCGGTTGCTTCTTGCAAACGCTTCATTTCTTGGTAAATGGCGTTTGTTTCGGCTTCCAACTTGCGGCCCTCTTCCGTGGCGGTACGTTCTTCCGCCGACATTTCGTTTAATCGAATTTTATTCAGACGGTATTGGGCGGATAACTTGTTGTAAGAACCCTCGGCCGACGTATTTATTTGGGTAATCAGTTTGTCAACCTGTAACGATTCCTTTTTGGCGGCCGTGGCTTCCGCGAACGCTTGGGTTGCTTTCCATTGCGCACTCGTTACGTCCCGGTATTCCGCAACCAATTTGTCCGATTGCTCGGTTGCCAATTGGATTTGTTTGCGTTGTTCCTCTGTTGCGCCGGATACGTCTTTCATACTCTTTGCAACATCGGCGGCCGCGCCCTGTATCTTTTGTTTCGCGCCGTCGTAAGTCTGTATCAATTCATCCAATTGGGAAATCAATTTGGTAATTGAATCGTCGGGCGTTACTAAATCTTTATAGTATATGGGGTTCGGGTTATCCATAATGTTATTTTCTTGAAATTTGCCATGTAATCAATTATCTTTTGCCGGATGGTACTTTGTACGTCCCCGGTCGTTATCTTCGATTTTGGGCCGCCTTTTGCGCCCGTTCCGCCTGTTTGTTACGTTCTTTCACGAAATCAAATGCGTTGTAAAACTCCAAAACGGAATAATCCTTGGGTTTGACGTGCAATTGTTCGGACAGAACCAAACACAAATTTTCAAACTGACGGTCGAATTGTATTTCCACGCTTTCGGGACCTGTAAATAACTTGGGGTTGGAATAAGTTATCAACAATGTTGTCAACTTTTCAACCGCTTGCGTCGCAACAGGTTCCGCAACACCATCCGTAATTCCTTTGAGTATTTCCAACGTCCGCTTTTTCAACAGGTCGTAATATTCTTTAACCTCGGAATCATTGAAAATGGCCGGGAAATACAACATTAATTCCCCGTCAATTTTTTTTTTGGCCGCATCCAACGGGGCGGCCAACTCATTCAACGGTGCATCGCTTAACAATTCCGTAACCTTTGCCAACGCATCATCCGACAAATCGTTGCATTTCTTCCCGTCAATCTTTGCCACCAACGCGGCAAAAGCCCGGTGTTGGGGATTTATCCCGGATTGTATCAAATAGACGCATTGGCGTATGTTTTCCAATTCCTTTTGCGCGTTGTCGGTCTGTCCCAACATAAGGAATCGGCGGGTTTTTTCAATCCTTTGGTCGAATGCCGCAATATCTGAACCCACGCCTGCATCAATAAGTAACAATTTTTGGTACTTGTGGAACCGCACGATGGGTAATTCATCAATCGCATCAAAGTATTCAACCGTGTGTTTGCCAATCTTTGTTGTTGTCATATTACCAAAGTTCCCGTGTTATAATCGTTGTACACATCGGCGCGGCCAATAATATCCAATGGCCGGTTGCCATGCACAAAAATAAAGAAATAATCATTGCCGTATGGAACGAACAACAGAATTTGCACGATAATAGTTCGTGCAAAAAATCATTCGGGGCGTGAACCTGTAAATACTCCAACCATCCCCATTTAACCGCCAATGATAACAGGAACGCGGCCACCAATGCGATAACCGCGCAATACATTACAAATTCGTAGATTGGTAACATAATTCGTCATATTCCAAAAGTCCGTCAAACCTTGCGCCCCAAAACGGGTGCATCAAAAATTGGTTGTCAATTTCCGAAAGGGTGTAACCACGGTAAATGTTTTCAACCTTTTCGTATATCCTGTTGATAACGATGCGGCCGTGTGACAAATGCCATGATGTCCGGCCGTTAAGAACGTGCAAAATGTCCGCTTTCAACTTTTCCGTGTTCCTGTTGTCGGCTTTCCCATAAACGCGGGTCAAGTCAACCCAAACAATCAGTCCGAACGGCGATTTGATTTCACGCGCCCACGGTCCGGGCGTTATCGTTTGCGGGTCCTCAATTTCAAAGAACGTAAAGTTGCCAATCTTTGAATCCGGGGAAACCTCAATGTAATCATTCGGGCCGTGTCCGTTCCAACCGCCGCAAAACACGTTCGGGGTAACGATGCGTTTGCCGTTCATCATCTTTACAAGTTTTTGGGCGCGTCCAAATGCCGCATCCAACCAACTTAATTGTTCAGTCAGTCCCGTTTGGATTTCCGCAATGACGGAATCCAACATTACAGGATTGGGGATTGTGGGTGCATTAGTTGACATACAATGTTTGTTTTATCTGTTCCATTAAACGTTCGTAACCGCCACGATTGAAAAATATTTCGTTCCAATTGTCCCACATCAAACCAAATGTGTCCATCCCGTATTTGGCAATGATGTTTTGGGAATATCCCGTTGTCCCAACTATTGCCACCGTTTGCGCGGAAAACTGCACGCCCAATTCGTCATGGAAACGGCCGTTTATATACAGGTTGGGCGCGTCAGGGTTGCGGTTAGCTTCAAACGGGTAATCCAACGATTGTTTCCATGCCGCGTACATCTTCGCGGTATCTACTGAATAGAAATACCCGCCCGGCTTCAAATCTTCCGAATAATACGGCCTTATATCTTCGCCATCGGAACGTTTGCCCGCGAACAATTGTTCTTTTTGTAGGTCCAAAATATCATCGGGGTATTGTATGACAACATCACGAATCAAACCGCCAATTTCCAATCCGTCATTGACCGTTTGAACCCGTTGCAACAAATCATTCAATATTCCCATCGTTTCGGCTTGTTTTCTTGCGTGTGGCGGCGTTTTATCTGTCGGGGTAATACTTTGTACGTCCGAACGGAAAAACGCCGTTATACGCGAAATTTGACAAAATTAAACGGTGCGATACTTGACACCGTGGTTGTTCTCGCACAAACAAATGCGGTCCAATCCCTTTGTGTCAAATTCCAACGCCTTGAATGCCTGTTTAAGTTCGTAACCCAAACCGCTTGCACGGCCTTGCGGCGCACCGTCCAATTCGTATAATATTTGGTCGCGGGTCGCGTTCACTTGATTGCGGTTTACCCTTACATCGGGATTCATTGCAAGTGTGCGCAACACATTGGCGGCAACCTGTTTTTGAATCACGGTTGCGAATATCGCACGTTGCGAAATAATGAAATCGGTCAAGTCACAACCAACGGAAATTTCAACGTTCATGCCGTAATTCATGGTGTTGGTGTAACCTATTTCGCCAATATCAAACATTTCCGGGTATTCCGTGAAATCCAACGGGGCATGAATGCCGAACGGCGATACCTGTAAATATTTGGTCATTTCACGCCATGATTCTATTGAACCGCCTAAACAGGTTTGGCACGGCTCAACGGACCAATCTTTTGAAACGTTCAATGCTTGCATCCCGGTCGGCAATTCGTTTTGGTTGTAGCAAAGGAACCACGCGCCGCCCGCATCGTTTCCATCGCCCGCGCTTCCGGGTATGTAAGGCAAATAAAGCGGTTCGGCCAAATTGAACCATTGGAACCCGCCTTTTGTGTTGGTGTATTCCAATTCAATCGTGCGCATGGGTGCAACCTGTGACGAATGGAACAGATACAATTTAACCGTTCCCGTTGCGCCCACCATCTGCAAACCAATCCGTTCAATCTTTGTTGTCACGCCCATTGCGCGGACGGGTACGATTTCAAAACCAACGATTTTGCCCGATGGGTCTATTGTTGCCTGTAAACGTGCGGCCCCGTCAAAGAACGTGCGGCGTTCCAACAACGATTTGGTTTCCTTGCTCAATTGCTTTTCCTGTATGAATTGTTGGATGGCCGTGTTGATTCCTTGCAACATAAGGTTTTCAACGAAATCGGACAACATATTGTATTTGTTCCAATCCGGGTTGTTGTCGGCCGGTTCCGAACCGGTGTTTGCGTTCTTTGCAATCCATACAATGCCGCCGTGTTTTACTTTTGCATCTTTGGCATATCCGGTTGCGTTGTTCCAATCGGGGTATTTATACAAATAATCATCCGGCATGATGGCCCGGACGTTTGCCAACGTACATAACGGGTGCGCACCTTGAAAGGTCAACCCGCTTTCGCTTTGGCACAAATTGGGGTCAATTTGATTTTGTGGGTTGTAATCCTGTTGCCAACCAACCAATGGCATAAGCGCGGTTTGTATTTCTTGCAATCGTATCATTTTCGGTTTGATTTGTGGTTAAAGAAAAACGGGGACGGGGTTATTACGCCCGCCCCCGCTTACAATATGGAGAAATCCCCGTTTAGGAAATCACGGTTGTATTAACCGGGTTGTCCTCTGTGTTCACTACCTCAACGGGTTGTGCGAACGGATTGGTAACGGGCGAAGCAACCTCAACCTTTATGATGGGGTTGGCAACGGTTTCGGGATTGCTATTGTAAGCAACCAAGAAAGCAATATCAACGGAAAAACCGAAATATTCCTTTACGTTGCAAACCATATCGGCGGATGCAGCCCCGGCGATTCCGCTTTGGTCGCCAACGGCGGTATAATAGTGTGAACCAACGGGCAAATCAATGTACGGCAAACGTACAACATCCCATTCGTGGAAATTCATGCGGGTACGGCTCAATGCCTCGCGGTCAACGCGGGTCAACACGCCAACATTGCCATCGGCTACAACGTAACCGGTTGCGTATATGCCGGATTCATTCACGATGTTGTTGGTGTAATGGAACACTTTGTTGTCATACTCCAAACGTTTGTTTACATCATTGTAAATGTCATGTTCGGCCAACTTGCGTACCAATGAATCAAAACCGGCCCCACCGATAACGTGCAACATTTCGGGATATGCGTTCGCACGCATCATGGCGTTCATGTCCGAAAGGAATTCCATGCGGGCAATCCACGGAACTTGAACACTATTGGATGTAACGGTGTAAATCAAAGAATCTTTGAACACCTGTGTTTTGTTGGCTTCCAACGCGGCGATTGCCTGTACATCCATTGCGGTTGCAAGTGCGCGGCAAACCTTTTCCATCTTGCGGGCGAAATCGTGTTCATAACTGATTTCGTTGTTGCGGTAAAGTTGGGGAACCATTGTGAAACCAACGGCCAAAGTTACCCAATTGACGGTGTACAATGCGGATGTGTTTTCATCATCGGCAATGACACATGAACGAACGTTGGAAACGGTTACATCGCCATCATAATTGATAACGGGAACCTGTACGGTGTTTCCGATACTCTCAAAAGCGCGGTCGCGCAAATTGGGATTGATGATTGAATTACCGGCGTTGGTTTGCTCAATGAAGAAATCCAATGCGCCATACTCCAATGGGCGGGCCATATTACGGTCAAATTCCGGGTTTTCAACTCGCCAATTCTGTAATCTTGTTGCAATAAGTGACATAATTGTTTTGTTTTAAATTGTTTTTGAAAATTGCCGGATTGACCCATTACCCGGTGTTGTTTGTTTACTCTCTTTTTAGCGGATAGGCAATTTTTTGATTACATCAATATTGTCTTTCCAAATCTTGTTTTTCGCATCTTCAAATGCTTTGGAACCGTTGATTAATCCCTGTGACATCAGTTGTTTAGTAATCAATTCGGTTACTTCGTCTTGCGTCCGTGCGCCGGAAATATCAAAAGTTCCATTGCCGCCACCGCTTCCGCCTTGACCGCCTTGCGAACCCGCGCCGATCTGTTGTCTGCCCTCATCCAAAACACCCATCGTTTTAAGTTCACGGGCAACCAATTCCGATGCGGTAAAAGGTCGCAAATTGTTGTTGGCGTTGCGCATAACGGCCCCGTTTTCCATGAATGCCAATACCTTGCCGTTGTTGCCATCATCAATGTATTCGGGGTTCATTCCCTTTACCTTTTCAATGGCTTGTGTCAGCAATACAGATTGAACGGATGCGGGCAAATCGGCCTTGAACTTGATTCCGGCGGTTGCTTTCGCAAATTCGGAATCCAACTTTGTCATGAACAATGCTTTGGTGTGTTCGGCTTCCGCATTGTCATACTTTGTTTTCAAGTCCGTAAATTCTTTGGTTACGTTCGCCAAATCCGCTTTGGCCTGTGCCAATGCTTTTTTTGTTTCTGCATCTGCGCCACCGTCTGCAATAACCTTTTCCAATCTTGCTTTCTCTTTGGTCAAATCGGAAATTTGGGTTTGCAGTTGTGCGGCGTTCCCCGCCTGTCCCTTGATTTCGCCGATTACCCTTTTGGCGTAATCAAATGTCTTTTCGGTTCCATTCTTTGCGATACCGGATGCGGCCAAAATGTCTGCATCCAAACCGCCGTAAATTTCCCCGGTTTTCTTTGCAATAACGGTGTTTTCATCGTTGTTGCTCATTTCCACGATTGCGGATTTCTGTTCATCTGTCAAGCCGGACAATGCGGCGTTGGCATTCAATAGTTCGGTTGTTAGTGCCATAATTCTTTCCCTTTGAATATTGGTTGGTTGTCTTTAAATCAGTATCGCCCAACGGGGTATTTATGCGGATATTGTTTCCTGTGCGGTCACACTCTGCAATGATGCACCACCGAATACGAATGTGTATGTGCGGGTTGTGCTAACATCGGCGTATGATGCGGAAATACACTTTGAAACACCAACGGCGGAACGTTGTACAACGTCAAGAATGGTCCCGGCCTTGTAGCATTCCACCAACTTTTTCTTTTGGTCATATGTGAACGTTCCCAATGTGGTCACGTCAATAAACAAATTGTCCTGTTGTGCGATTTGTGCCATAATTGTAGTTTTTTAATTGTTAGTTACTCTTTTTCGGGTTCTTTTCCGTCCCCGGATTCGGCCGATTCCTTTTGTTCGCCATCGTTGTTGTTCTTTGGCGGGCGACCCGGCTTCTTTTGTTCCTTTTGTTCGCCATCCTGTCCGCCTTGATTGGCGTTATTGGCTTGCAATTCTGCCATTTGCTTTGCAACGGCGGCGGCAACGGCCGCATCAAAACGTTCCTGTTCGGCTTTGGCCTTTTCTTCCGCCTGTTGCTTTGCGCGTTCGGCGGCCTTTTCCTGTTGTTCTTTCATCCAAACGTTGGGGTCATGAAGAATGGTAACGGTGTAACCTTGTTTCTTCAAACTTGCCAACACGTTCGTTTCAAATTGCTTTTTTCCGAACTTCTGCACGCGGGGTTTGGAAAGTTTCTTACCGGTCTTTGGGTCATACTGCACAACCTCAATAACGCAATGGTAACTCTTTTCTTCGCCCTTTGGTACAATGTAGTTTTCCGGGGTCAAATTCCCAATTGGTGTGTCCCTGCCATCTTTTGTAATCATACCTTTGTCGGTTTTTTATTAGTTAAACATTAGCGGGTTCCGGTATCTGTTCATCAGCATACTTGCGGAATTCCGCCATAATCGTTTCAATCTTCTTTTGGAACGGGATTGCGTTTCCAAAATCCAATATGTTGGTATTCTCCCGTTCAAATCTTCGCACAAAATTAGGAAAGTTTAATTTAATGCGCAAATCCTGTTCGTTTACCAACTTCTTTTCAAACAATTCGCCCACCTCTGTACGCGATAAATGGCGGTACGGTTCAAGTTCCGACAACAACAACATACGGCGCAATTGCATCGGGTCATTGCGGTATTCCGTTTCCAATATGCGGTTCTGCATCATATCCAATTCGGATTCCGGTGCGCCCGCATCTTTCGCGGCCTTGTATTGGTTGCGCAATTCCTGTACGGAATACAAATAAAATTCCGTGCCGTAATTAATTTTGGCCGAAATGAAATAACGTCCGTAACGGATGCGGCAAATGGTTGAATCAACCCATGATTGGGCGGCTTCAAATCCCTTTTTAATCCGGCGCAATACCGTTGTCACGTTCTCAAAATTGGCCTGTACCTGTTGTTCGTTGAACGCATCACGATTGGTTACGATTTCTTCCTGTCCGACAACCGCCGTTATGATTTCTTCACGCAAACGTTTCTGTTCGTCCACGTTGTAATCCAACGAATTGCGGTCAACCGTCAGCAAATCCACGGGGTGTTTCAAATCGGGTTGTCCCTCACTCTCGTTTGGCACGGGAACTTCAACGAATGAACCGGGGCCGATTATGCGTTTGTTGCCGCATTTGGGGCAACGCATCAGCAATCCCGCCATATCCAAACGGTAATGGCCTTGTTTGTCCCTCAAAAAGCCGCCATCGCAATAATCGCCGTTTTCGGCATTACTGAAATCACAACTTTGTTCGTAACCGGATAAAATGGGATATGCACCCATCAAATCCAACGTGCGTTTGCTTATGTGGAAAAATTCAAACCAATCCAATGATTCAAGTTCGGCCGACAACGGGGATTTCTTCACATCCGGTTCATCCAATGACAACGGTTCGTTCCAAAAGAAACGCGCCGGGCAATAACCCAAATCGTGGCGTGCTTCAATCTTTGGCATTCCGTTGATGGTCCCGGTGTGTTTGGAATCATCCCATACCCTGTACGTTTCATCATCCAACACAATGATTTCATCATGGCGGCGGAAAACGATAAAGTCCATTACGCCCGTTGTGGGGTCCGCCATGTATGTTATCACATCGTCAATCGGCAACCAATAGAAATATGGTTCGGGCAATTCTGTTTTCTGTTCGCGGGGAACGTCAACAATCAACACCGAATTGATTTCCGATTTGAAGAATTCCCAACCTTTGGTTTCCCAAACGTTGGGTTCATCCAACTTTGTCAATCGGTATTCTTCCCAATCATCCTTTTGTGCCGGATTTGCGAATTGGTAGTTGAACGCCGGGTTGCGGCCGTCAAAAATGCGGCTCAATTTGTCAAAACAAATGTCCGTAATCTCATTTGTCTTGATGGGATAACGGAACATTGTTTTAAACAACACAAATTTATCGTGTGGTAGGATGTTTTCAACCATTGCCAAAAATTGGGTCAATGGCAAAGAAATATACGGGGCATTGAATGACGTGACGCGCTTGACCGTGTGAAACTTGATGCGCATTTGATGCAGTTTCGCACGGTTCAAGGTTGCGGCACGTTTATTTTCCGCGATTTTCTTTTTTATCTGTCCTACATCGTAACCCATTGTTTACAAACTCAAATTTTGAATCCTTTGGTAATTTCCATCCGCCGTTACGCGGCATTCTCAAAATCCTTTCCGCGTGGGAAAACTCAAATTCTTCTGTAACGCCGTTTGCAACCAACGTTACATTGGTTGTTTTTGCGTTCATGATTACGCGGGGATTAAGTCAGTAAGCGGGTTAAAGTCTGTGGGTTTGATGATTTCCAAATCATCCGAATAGTTGTCGGGGTACATCCACGAAATGGCGTTTGAATCCTTTGCGTCAAAGTTTCCGTGAATCTTTGAACCGATGAACAACGAACGGATGGGAATGGGGTAATATGTGTTGGGTTCGGTTTGGTCCTGTATGGCTTCAATGTTGCCGTTTTCGTCAAACAGGTAAACGCCCAAATTTCCGGCGTTGGCTTCGCACTCCAATTCTTTCATAACCTTTATGACAGATTGGGGAACGGCACGCAATACACCGTCAAACTGAACGGGGTTGCCGCCCAATACTTCTGCAATACCGCCCAAATCATCGTTGCCACCACTTGAACGGCGTGCATCGCCGCCGCTATCGGCCGGGGCGTTGATGTAAGGAGAAATAACGATTTTGGTTCCGTTGGTTGCGGCCATCTTTGCGGTCCAACTTGCCAACAAATTGATTGTCGGGGTTGTGGGTGTTCCGCTTGCGGCGGCAAAACTGTTTCGGGTTCCATCGGCTTGACGCAAACGTTGGAACGCAACTTTTTGGATTTGGCCGAAATTTTCCGGGCATTGCACGTTGGGAATTGTGGTAATTGCGGATGCGGCCGGGCATGAACAAACTAAACTCATAATTCAAGATTTTAAGTTAAACAATATGGTTTCGCGGTTGTCCCATTACCGCATTACGGCACAAATGTAGTTATTTTTTAGAAATTTCGCACACAATCAATTATTTTTCGCTTTCCGTGTAATTGTTCATCCGGCAAAAGATAATCAATTGTGGGGCAAATATGGCGGTTTAGTGAAAACAAAAAACCGTGACGTTGATTGCGCCACGGCTAATTGCAACTATATATATTCAACAACTCTTTGACGAACGACCATAAGGTCGGTATGTATTCAAAGAATAACAGAAATGTTCATCATAATGCGCGGTTTTCTTGTGTTTAGCAACAACCAAATCCATCGCGTAACCGTTGCAATGTGCGTACCAATTTCCGTGGCATGAACTTTTATCATCGCCAAAATGTACTGCAAATTGCTTGATGCGTTTTGCGTCCTGTTCTGTTGCGGGTTCAAAATCAAAATTGCCATAATGCCCACCAATTAAGAATTCCGCAAACTTGCGGCCATTGCGAACGATGATTGATACATTTTCCAACTTAGGATGTATATTGATAATAAATGTTTTCATTGTGAAATAAATTAAAGGTTAGTAAATTAGCACTCAAATCTCATTGCGTAACCGTGGAATGCGTTTTCGCGCTCTAACTTTTCAATCAAGAATGTTGCAACAGCCATTGTGCGCCCATCATAGAACTTAACGCATGATTTCGGGAACCAAATTGATTTCGGGTGCATATTCATATTCCAACTTACAGGAAGATTTACCAATACGGCCTTTTCTGTTTCCTTTTCAATGTTGTTGAAAATAACCTCAATTGAGTTGTTGTTGTTGAGTTCCATAACCTTTTGTTTTTAGTTCCGGGAACCGCCCCGGTGCGTTTTGTTGTTTGATTACGCTACAAAGATACGCATTGTTTTTTATTGCGCAATAGGTTTTACTTATATTTTTCTCAAAAAAGTGCATTTTTAACATTTCAACACAAAATCAATGCACCCTAACACCCCTATTTGACGAGCCGTATGGTTTTGTGTTACCATCGGCGATTTCCTTTTGATATAATCCGCATAACGCATCGGCCCCATCATCATGGGCGTTTGCATCAAACTTGCGCAAAAATTCTGTGATATGCTTGTAAAATGCCGGGTATCGGGTTTCCCAATTGAATGGAAACACGATGTGTTGGTTGACAAACGGCGCGTTCGTCACAATCCGGGATTCCTTATTTTCCGATTGATGGAACGGAATGGTTATGGCCTTAACTTTTTTCTTTACCTCTTTTTCAAATTGGGAACCGCCGTTGTTTGATTCAATCCATGCCTTTTGCGTACCATTGGCGTTTATCATCCGGGGAACCGTTATCGTTGTTACGTCCGTTGATTCGTCCGTAAATTCAATGTCGGTTATCAGCGCGAACAATAACGGTTCAAACCGTTTTTTGTTTTCGTTCCAAACTTGATTGTCCGATTTGTATATGTCATAAGTCAATGCGGCCAAATAATCGTCCCCCTCGTCCGCAACGTCAACGTAACAACCCGAACGGATATATGTTCCCCAATCCTTTTTGTCAACCCATGTTTTGAATGGTTGGTACAATTTGCCCTCTGCATTGCCGGGGTCACCTTGATACAGGCATTGGAAACCAACGGGGTCAAGTTGCTTTTGCGCCAATAGTCTTTCCAATGAATGACGTTCGGGCCACAATGCCGTTCCCGGTTCCCTGTTGTCAATTTCCGTGGCGTTTCCTGTCTTAATGGCTTCAAAGTTTACCAATACCCATGCACCCGCCGGGATGTTCTCAAAATCGGACCACTTTTCGGCAAATATGACGTTTTCCGTTTCAATGATTTTGCCAATTATATCATCCGGGTGCCATCGGGTAAACACAATAAGTTGTTGCGAATCGTTGTGCAAACGTGTTCGTGCAACCTTTGTGTACCAATCCCACGCCGTTTGCCGTATCTGTGGCGAATTGGCTTCGCTTGCATCTTTATATAGGTCGTCAAATATCATCACGTCAACGGTCTTTGATGTCAAAGAACCGCCACGGCCCACAACGCGCAATGAACCCGTGTGGTTTACTATTTCAAACACATCGGAATTGCGCAAATAGTTATTGGCGATTGTCACAACGTTTGAACCGTTCAATTGGGTATCGGGAAATGCGGCCCTATATTCGGGCGTGTCAATCAATCTTTGCACATCCCGGTTAAAGTCTTTTGCGATTGTTGCCGCATAAGAACAGATTGCAATTTTTGTGTCGGGGTTGATTCCCAAAATGAACGCGGGCAATAGTCTTGAACTAACCTCGCTCTTACCTTCCTGTGGTGGGGCTTGAATAATAACGTTCTTTAATTGGCCGTGCGCGAACATATTGGCAATTCGCATCAATGATACATGAAACGGCGTGCATTGATACGATGGTTTGATATATTGAGCAAACCACATCAGTTGTCGCCGTGCCCCCTCTTGCAAGAACAATTCGGGGTGTTGCGTCAATATCCGGGATATTTGTAATGCGTCAACGTCCATTTTTCTACCAATAGTTACAAACCCAAAAGTGTTTTATCGGGTTTTTGCAATACCAACCCGCAAAAAATTCTACCAATAGTTACATTTTCAACATCAACAACATCCGGGCCATTCCGTATTCGCCGATTTCGGTTTCAATAAATCCCATACGTTCGTACCATTCATGCAACCAAACAATGGGTTCGCACCATAACACAACCTTATTGCATCCGTTCTGTTCTGCAACTTCAATTACCTTTTTCAACAATTGTGTTCCGATTCCCTGTTTGCGTTTGGATTCGTCAACAACCAAATCGTGTATATAACCAACATGGGGTTGGTCATTCTCAATATCCAACGCAACAACACCATCGTTATTTATAATGATGGCTTTGCGCCCCCATTTGGCGGGCATTTGTAATACTTTCATTTTCTTATGATTTAAAGTTTTCGCACGCCTGTTCGGATTTCAGCCGGGAACGGCTTGAATGCGGACAACGTACACAAATGTAATGGCCATCCAACGCCCGGTTCCAATGTTCCTGTACTTCATGGGCCAAAGAACATTCCCCGCAAACGTGCGGTTTGACGGTTTTTGCGGGTTTCTGTGCCATTTACTTTCCGTTTATCGCGTCAATCACTTTCCCCAATAGTTCATCCGAAACGTTTTCCAATGACAACGTTTGTTTGGTTTCCGTTTCAATCTTTCCGGTTACTTCCTGTTCAACCCTGTTTTTCCAATGTTCCGGGTCGCGGTTGCACAATGCAAAGATTACGGCCGTTGTATTGGGTGCGGCCTTTTTGTGTACCGTCTTGGTTTTGATTATCTTTTTACCGTTTTTGTCCGGTATGGTTTCCGTTGTGATTTCGTCCCATTCGTACCCGGTTATCAGTTCGGCCAACGAACGTTTTGATATGGAAACGATGTTTGCATCAAAATATTCGTTGAATTCCTGTTCGGCCTTTTTAACCCTGTCTTTAAAGTCTTTATCAGTCTTTAAACGTGCATAGAACGGGGCTTTTGCCACCCGTGCGGCCTTGTATGCCGATTCGTAAGTTTTTCCTTCTGCAATCGCCTTGCAAATTACATCAACCTTTTCTTCCGTCCATGCTTCGCGTTTTTTTCGTGGGGCCGCGATTTTCCCTTTATCGCTTGTTGCCATAATTAAGATATTTTGTTGTGGCAAATATAGGGTTTATTTTTTAAGTGACAAACGCCCAGTCATTAAAGCGGGTAATAGCGCATCCCGAAATTCTGCAAACAATTGGTTTTCCAAAACATTCATTGTTTTTATGTGTTGTTGCCACAATGGAATAAATTGTTCAAACACGGGCGATAATATTTCTTTATCGTTTTGTTTGATTTCCAAAACCTTTGAATTGGATATTGCGTAATAATTGGGTTCAATCAGTCTTTCCGATATTCCCAACAATTCCAAATATCCGTTTATTTCCTTAACCAATCCTTTGTCCTGTTCGGCGGAATCCCCAATGTTTATTTTCAGTTCATCGGCCCAAACTTTATTGATGGTTATTTTTATGGTATTCTTTAACCGGGTTATTTTATTGATGTCTGCAACAATATCGTTAAAGTCACGATGTTTTGTGTTCTGTTCATCAATTACGGGTTCTTTATATATGCCATAAGTCCAATTATATTCCTTTTCCACGATTTCGGAATATGGCACAAACTTTGACAAATCCGTTTCCGTGAACGTACACGCGCAAATGGCGTTTATCTGTTCATCGGAATAAACGTTCATTTTCTTTTGGTACAAACGTTCCGTGTGGCTTTTGTCGCCCTCTCCACGTTGCAATCTTGTTATTTCATCGCATTGTGTCGCATCAATGACAAATAACCCTTTATTCGGTTTCTTATTCAATACCAAAATACAAACAGGGATTCCCGTTGATTCAAACATTTTATCCGGGCATTGAATGACAGAAACGATTTGTTGATTATCAACCAAATTTTTTCTGTATGGTTTTTCCCTGTCATTGGTCAAAACGCCACGCGGTAAAATTACCGCGCAACGTTCCGACAATTCAATACACTTTTCAACAAAAAAGTAATTTTTAAGTATTCCGCCAATATTTAAATTGAATGGCGGATTTGATACTGCACAATCAATTTTCCCGGTGTATGGTTCACAAATCATTTTCCGATTCAAATTGCCGTATTTATTCCCCTTGTGTATTTCCCAACACGCGAATATTTCCCCGGTAATCAAATCTTTGCAACATATATACGATGGAATGTTACGGACTATCAAATTGAATAAAAGAATTGGTATTACTTCCGCATCCAATTCGTCACAAACGGCAAAAATATCCTTTTTGATATTCCACGCGGCAATTGTTAATGCACCCGTTCCGGCGCAACAATCATAAACGGTGGTTCCATTTTCCAATAGTGCCAATTTGGAACAAAGTTTTGCAAGCGAATCACTTGTGTAATCTTGTTTCTTTTCTTCGCGGTCTGCATACCAAAATTGCCATATAGAACGTAATTCATCCTTTGACAAATCCGGGCATAATTCCAAATATTTGTCATAATATGACGAATCGCCACTATATATGACGCGCCGTATTGCATCCGGGAATGTTTCGTTTTCATTAAACCCGAATATTTCAAATATGGCGTTTTTTTTATCTTTTAGTTCCATAACATTCAATCTTCAACCATCATCATACAGGCCGGGGAATCCGGGTTGATGGGTTTTCCTGTAAACGCGCATATCGCGTTACCTTGCGGGTTTAGGCAATGCCAACATTGGCGGCATTTCTTTCCCTCAACTTTGGGCGGGTCATTTCGGTTCATTCTTTTGTATCGTATTTACTTTCAAACTCTTCTTTTCCGACAACCTCAAACAATCCCTCTTTCACGAACACGATGTATTGCAGATGTTCCGCGTGCGCCCATACTGAACGGCTTGCATTGAGAAAATGAAACTTCATCGGCCCGTCTTTCGGGAATTCTATTTCGCCGTTTCCCACAAAATCCAACAACCTTTGCACGTTTTCGGTCTTAACCTGTACGGCCTTGATTTCTTCCAACTTGTGGCAAAAAGTGAACCCTTTGTCGGGGTTGCCCCTCTTTTTTGCCACACTCTGCATCAATCCGGGGTATTCCGTTTCGGAAAACTTCACGCGGACCAATATTGTTTCCCTGTCGGGGTCATCAACCATTTTAATCATTCTGTCACCTAATCGCACGGCAATCGCATCCATCACGGCGGATATGTATTCCGGGGTGTGGTGTTTGGAATAATCCGCTTCAAAAAAATAATGGTCGCCGCCGTTCTTTGGTTCGCACGGTTTTTCCGTCAGCGATTCAACCATTAAGAACAATTCCGCATCAAACGGGTTTAATTTCTCTTTCCAATAATCGGCCATATTATTTTTGTCTTAATTCGTCCAACATTGCTTTTATCACTCTTTGATTGGCTTCAATTTCCGTCAGTCTATCGGATATGCTTACGATTCCGCCAACGATTACAACAATTGCGATAATAATAAATAGTTTCATTTTACTTTGATTTTGTTTTTGACAATATCCCAACCATCTTTTCCCATTGCCATTGCACGCGGGTATTCCACAATATCATTTTTTGGTACAACAACATCGTAAAAACCCAATTGGCCCGATACAGGCATTTCCACAGCCGGGCGGGGGTTGCGCATCATCCAACCGTACCCGGTACGCGGACGGTCTTGAACAGGGATGCAAGTTGCGGCCCAATCTTCCGCCGTGAATTCTTCAACCCGCTTGACATCGTACAATTCAACGAATCCCAACGTAACGCCGGACATCATGCCGGGCAATACGGGTTTTGCACTTGAACATATCAACACATCGCCCCGATACGTGGTATTGCGCGAACGTACTTCAATGGTCTTGCGGGCGTGCGCAATGCCATCTTCATTAATGTATTCAATCCGTGTCAGCAATGACGCATACGGATTCTTTACGGACAATCCCCGGTATTTGTCATGTATTTCCGGGTTGTATTGCTTTTTGTCTATTTGCATTGACTAACTTTTTAAATTGAACATATATTTGGACCTCTGCACGCCATCCGTTCCGTTCGGTTATCGCGTCAATCTGTTTGCGCCCGTGCAACAATGTCGCGTGGTCAATTTTTAATTCCCTTGCGGCAACCATTGATGAAAAACCCATATCCATCAATTCGGCCCCGATAAACCAACGACACGCGGGTAATGGTACTTTTCGGCAACCGCCCAATATTTCATCCGGCGTGAATCCCGATGCCTGTTGCATCAGTCCCAATAGTTCCGTTGTTTGCGGTAACATGATTAAAACGGCAATCCGTCATTTGCGGGTTCGGGTTCCGGGGCCGGTGCGGGTTCATGCTTTTGGCCGCCACCCAACAATTCCAATTCATCAACAACGATTTCCGTAATGTAACGGGTTTGGCCGTTGTTGTCTTGATATTCGCGGGTTTCAATTTCTCCCTTTATCAACAATGGCGTTCCCTTTTTCACATATTGTTCAACAACACCCGCCATCCCTGTACGTTTGACAACGATGTTGTGCCATTGTGCGCGGGGTTCAACCTTTGTCCCGTCCTGTTTGGTATAACCCGGTTTGGACGTACACAACGAAAATTGCGCGGTTTTCCCGCCATTATCAAAATTGGTAATTTTCGGGTCTTGCCCGACATTTCCTTTGAGTATTGCACAATTCATATAAAATAAACTTATAGGTTAACTATTCATCAAATTTTGCACCTTGCAACAGATATTCCCGTTTCATGTCGGACCACCCCGCCGCATCGTTCAGTTGTTTCCGGTCCGCATCGTTCACGAATTCAACCCATGTTCCGCCAACCGTGGAAACCCTCAACAAACGCACCAATCGTTTTTCAAAGAATCGCCGGAACTTGAAATATTGGCAATTCTCATTCAATGACAACACCCGTTTCGTATCTTTCGGATGCGGGGTTTTCGGGGCCTTTGTCAGTCTTTTAAACGTGGCGTTGGCGAAATCCTTTCGCATGGAACGGCGCACGGCTTCCGTGTAATCTTTCATTCCGGGTTTTCAATTTTATCAACAGACAACAAAACAGGTTGCAACGGTTGTCCGAACGTCAGTATTGACAACCATATTTTCCCGGTTTCCTGTATCTTTTTGATTTCATCCGGCGTTAGTTCCCAACACGTCAGTAATTCGCCGTTTTCGCCGCGTCTTTGGCCGGGCAATGGCATATATTCCGGTTGCCCCTCGCCATATACAACGTTTACTCCATCAAATTCAATCGGTTTCATTTTGATACTCTTTTTTTAGTTGCTCAATCACAAATTCGGTAATTCCGAATATCCGCATATTGACGCGGGTTGTTCTCTGTTCAAACCTGTTGTGGCATTCAAAACAAAGAATGTTGGTATTCCGTGGGTCAAATGCCATGTTTGGATATGCGCCCCGCGTCAGTATATGGGATATATGAACGGCCGAATATGCCTTTAACGGTTTCATACATTCTTCGCACACATGGGTTTTGTGATTCCAAACCCACTTATAAAACCGTTCGTTTTCTTCCGGGGTGTGTCCTGTTCCGAACTTTTCCCGTTGTATTGATACCCGCAATTGGTGGGCCATCGCAAAACGGCGGTCAACCAACGGTTCATAACCTTGCGAAACGCAATAATCATAATCCGGGCGGGTATCAATCGCAATCGGTTCCATTATTCCTGTTGGTCGCCAAACAATGACAATTGGGCCTGTTTGCCGTTGAACAGGAATTCAAACACTTCCGTTTTGATTTGGGCCAAAATGGTTTCCAATTCTTCTTCAAATCCGAACGATATTTGGGCCAACTTTATGCGCGGGGTGTTGATGCACGTTTTAAGGCCGTTGGGCGTTTCGTACACGGCGGTAATGATTACGCCAATGTTATCATCCGAACCGGACCATGACACGCCACGAACGGTTATGTTCTGCAAAAGTTTGTCGGCGAATGCGCGTGCCTGTTCCATCCCGGCGGCGTTCACTTTGATTTCGCCCGATTCCAACATTGTCAAAAACGTGTTGATGTTGAACACGCGGGCCACGATGGGGCGCAAATCTTTGAACAGGCCCAACAAATCCGGGTGCAAATCGCGGTTGTGTGTTGCCGTGAAATCAGTAATGGAAACTTCATCGTTGATTACTTCCGTTACTTGATATTCGGCCATCAGTCCGCCGTTGGGTAACACCTTGACTTTTGATAGATTGAAATTCTTTTCGTCAATCTTCTTTTCTTGATTCTCCATATTAGTTTGTTTTATTGTTTCCCGGTTCCGCCGGTACGGGGTCCATTGCATCCACGGCGATTTGCACCATTTTCGTCAAATCTTCAACAATGGCGATTTCCGCCGGGTTTGCGTTCTCTTTCCTTTTGTGTGCCAACCAATTCTTCATGTACTCCAAATAGAATGTCGGGGTATTGTGCAATTGGATGGTTGAATTTTGCTTTGCCATATTAAAATTCGTTGTTTTTTATTATTTGGGTTATTTCTCGTTTGGGATATTTCTTTCCATATTTCCATTTTGCCGTAATTGCATAATTGGCACTTATAATTTCATCTTGAAATCCATTTGATTTAATTATATATTCATTCATCTTAAAAATCGTTTTGGTTCAACAATTCGTTTTCAATCCCTGTTATTTTCGGCAAATTTCCCCTCTGTGCCACTTTTTCCGCTTCAACGTTAGTTTGTACGGGCGCGGGTGTTTCGTGCGATTGTGGGGCAATTCTCGCGGTTTCCGGCTTTTGAAATTCCAATTTCTGTTGTTCGGGTTCGTATTCCTTTACTTTCAGTTCAACCAATCCCATCTTAACGATAACAGGCAGACAACGCGCAACGGCCTTGACATCTTCCAACGCATCATGCGCCGGGAATGATTCGCCGGGGAAACATCTTGAATAAAGTTCTTCCAATTTCGGGAACTTCACGCGGCCGTTGGCCGTGCGTGCGTCAACCCATTTCATCGTGGGCCGCATCGTGTCAATCCGCTTTCCCTTGTACAACGCATCTTCAACCCTGTTCGCATCGTAATATTCGCGGCCCAATTCGCGCATGATGTTGGCTTTTATTATGCTAACATCAAAATACAGGTTATGGCCGCAAATCAACGGGGTTTCCAAACAATCCTCAATCAGTTTGTCAACAACAACGGCGAACGGTTCCCCGTGTTCCCTTGCATACTCTGTTGTTATGCCGTGAACGGCCGTTGTTTCTTCCGGGATTTCCCAACCGTCCGGGTATATTATATGGGATTCCTGTTTGAATTGGTTTACCCATGCAATCTGTACCACATGGGGAAAATCCATATAATCCACATCCCAACGGGCGTTCCTGTCGGGAACCCCGGTGGTTTCGGTATCTAATATCAAAACATCGTCAATCGTCATGTCGGTAATCTTTAAAGCGTTTTTGAATCTTCAACGTAAACGGATAATTCTTCGGCGGCAAATTGCTTTATCCAATCAATGAAATCCGACATTTGGTTTTTGTCAAATTGTCGCGCTTCCGTGATTGGTTCGCCTGTTCCCAATATCTGTTCGGTTGTATCGCCGGGGTACATCGCAACCAACCATTTATCGGTGTTCTTTTCGCTATTGCGCACTCCCTGTTGTTCATACAACGCGGCGGTAATGGTGGGTACGATGTAATTGTAATAATACGCGGTTTGGGCCGCCGTTGAATGTTGCGGGGCCGCTTCAAATCGTACCGTTATGCGTTCGCCCGGATGGGATGCAAACCACGCATTCAAACGGTCCATCGGTAAACGTAATTTGCCATCCTTTCCGATTAACCCGGATTCGCTTATTTTGTCGGTTTTCATATCTCAATACTTTTGTCAAGTTTACAAGTATGTAACCCGTGTTGGAATTCATGAACATAACTAATATAACTTTCCAAATAATGAAAATCGGTTGTATTGGTTGATTCTCCATTTTTAATTGCAATCCAAAACATACCGGGTTTGGGTGTGCATAATGTTACATCAACCAAATCGTTTTTATATCTGTATTCCCGGCAAATTGTGAATTGAAAACCGTTCTTTACCAATATTTCTTTGGTAATTTGAACCGGGGTTATTTCATCCGGCAACGCCATAATAACAGAACCGTTTGAATTCTTCAAATACAAATGGTTATCTTCAATCCCATTTATTTTGTGGGGTGTTCCCTTATAGGAAACCCAATCCCCAATCATCAGTTCGTTTAATTCCATGTCAATTTGCTTTTGCTTTGGGTAACAATTCCGGTTCAAGTTCGGGGAATTCCTTGCATACTATTTGCGCCACCGTCAAATTGTATGCCTGTTGGCACAATTGTTTGATGTATGTTCTTTCGGATGATGTGCGGGTACTTGTACCATTGATAACGGCCAAATATTCCAACATCAGTTGTTTAACGGAAAGATTCATCAAATTGGCAATCGGATGGGCCGGAACGGGTTTCGTAATCAGTTTGTAATTGCGTTCAACCTGTAATCGGCTTTCCCTTTGTTGCGTCCAATACGCGGCCAAATTGTCTTGAAATTGGCGCATATCCATTACATCAACAATGTTTTTGCCCTGTAACTTTTTGCATTTCCTTACTTTGTCGGCAATTGCTTTATCCATATCGTTATTTAATTAAACCCGCCCCGGCTTGACACACAAACAGACAAATGGTTAAACATAAATCCGGCCGGGGCATGGGTTGTATTATTGTTCCGTGTATTCCTCAACCATCATTTCGTTTTGACCGCGTTGCACCTGTTCAATGAAACCTTGAAATCCGTTGCGCTTTGCAATGTCAATAATGGTTTCCAATCGCTTTGCACCCAAAGATTCGCCGCGTGCAATGCGGAACACCTTTACTTTGGGATTGGATGCAATAATCAGTTTGGCGGCAATTTCCATTGTCTGTGAATCCGAAACTTTGCCCGGCATGAACGGAACGCCGTTCAGTATCAAACCATCATCTCCGAATGATAATCCGGCAATCGGCAATTCGGCCTTTGTTATCAGTTCGGCGCGTTCCTTTGCAAGTTCATCAATGCGGGAATCCATCGCATCGGCTTTGGCCTTGATTTCGTCAAATTGGGATTTCTTTTCGGCATACTGAACAATCAACGCATTGCGCTTGTTGTGGGTTTCGGCATTGGCCAACATTTCCGGGATGTTGGATTTTTCGGGGTTGTTGGCTTCATACGTTTTCAGCCAATTTTCGGCATTGGCCTTGCGGGTCTGTATATCCTTGCGTTCAACCTCAATGGCGGCGTTAAATTCCGAACGGCGCAAATTAACCTTTTTGTGTTCTTCAATGGCTTTGGCCTTTGCATTTTCGTATGCAATTCGCGCCTGTTCAACAACATCATCAATGGCCGCATCTTCATTGTTGAAATCGTTTTCCGCTTTGGCGATACGTTCCGGGATTTCGGCCAATTGGTCGGTTCTCTGTTGTAACGCGGCGCGTACCGTTTTGGCCTTTTCAATCAACGCGGCATTTGTCTGTTGCTTCTGCAACAAATCCGTAACATCAATTGAATCCTTGTATTCTTCCGGGTCAAAATCTATCCGGGCACGGCTTTCGTTCATCAACGTTTCAAAGGTCTTAACGTCACGGTTCACGCCTGTACGTTCGTTTTTCAGTCCGGCCACCTCTGTGTCAATGGATTCAATGCGTTCGCGCACATCGGACGGTAACAGGGACTTAACCACGGCGATTTGCTTGCGGCGGCCCTCTGCCGTTTCGGACCAACGGGAAAATTCAACCGCGTCAAAATCCGTGTAACCGAATATCTTTTGCAACATGGTCACGTTGTTTGTCTGCATCCCGGTTGATTTTTGTTTAATTGTCAGTATTCCGCGCGGGTTGTTTTCCGTGAATGACAACGAAACGTCAAATTCGTCCCCATCATCGCCCACTATCATTTTGGCGAATCCCTTTGATGTGCCGTTGCGCAACACATCATCGCGGTTGCCTGTCAGCAATGCGCCGATTGCCTTTAACAACGTGGATTTACCCAATTCGTTGTCCCCTACGATAAAATACACGTTGCCGGTAAATTCGGCTTCAAACTTTTCAATTACTTGAAAGTTCAGCAATTCCAATTTCTTTATGTACATCGTATCGTTATGTTTTATTTCCGGGAATCGGCCCGGTCCGTTGTTGTTTGTGGCTTTTCCGGGACTTGAACCCGGACCCCATGTTGGGACGAAAGTTTGAGTTTCGCGCGTATGCCAATTTCGCCAAAAAGCCATTTGATGCGCCGCCCGGATTTGAACCGGGAATACATCAGCCAAAGTGATGTGTGTTACCGTTACACCACGGCGCAATATCTATTACCAAACGTTTGCCGCCGATACATAAGTTTTGGAAAACTCATTGACGTACATACGATATGGTTTCATATCATCAAAAGTTACTCTTTTGTGGTTTTCGCTTTCAAACTTGTTGGTGAAATCCCAACCGGCTTTGTTTGTCAGTATAACCAAACGGCCCTTTGCGCCCTCAATGCTTAATCCCTCTAACGCATGGAACAAATCAAATCCGCCATACTGCAATGCGCGTACTTTTGTTTCTGCATCAAATGACATTACGGTAAAGTTGCATTCACTTTTGGTTGACTTGTAAAAATCGGTCAAATTTGAAATTGTTGTTTTCATAACCTTTGAACTTTGTGCCGGGAACCGCCCCGGTGCGTTGGATTCACAACTGAATCCGATGCAAATATAAGGGTAATTTTTAAACCAACAAAGGTTTTACCTATTTTTTTGAAAAAAAATGTATTTTCCCGAATTTGGGTTTGCCAATTCACTTTGCCCGCGTTCAATGCACGTTCAAACGCAACATCGGTTTCCGGGTGTTTCCCCAATTCGTGCCACCATTTATGTTTGGCGCGTTTACACATTATGCGATAACCGCCCAATATCTTTTTAACGTATGCGTCAACCATTGTTTTCCGATTTGCGATAATTGAATATCTTTGAACGGCCAACTTCACGGGCCAATATGCTTGCCAATAACATCAATTCGCTTGTGTTGTACGTCTCAAAATATTTTGATTGAACTTCTTTGCGAATCGTTTTGCCGTCATAAATCAGCAACCCCCAACCATCCGGCAATTCTTCCTTTTTGATAACACCATCCGGGCAAAGATAATATTTATAGTTACCTAAATGATATTTATTGTTTTCCTTTTGCCGAATCCATTTCTTTTGGTCTGCAAGAAAATCCGCGTGCGTTGTCTTAACCTCAACCAATACGGAATCCCAACCATTGAACCCCCAAATATCGGGCAATTCCGCCGCCCCTGTCACTAATTCAACAGCAACATATTTATATGCCTGTTGTTGATATGTATGTTGTTCCCCGTCAAGTTCATAAACCTTTGTTTCCCCACCTTTTGGGCCGTGCAAATATGATGCACCTTTACAACATAATTGATAGTGTAATGAATCCGTTTTACTCATATACGGGTAATTTCTTCAAATCTTCAATCAATATGTATTTCGAATCCCACACGGCGCAACGTACTAAACGCGGGTCGCGGTCTGTGGTTCTTTCATCATCCGGGATTACGATTGCATCCGATGGGAACTTATATCCGGCTTCGCATTTGCGCCATTTCAATTCTTGTTTGTCGTAATCTTTGAAAAATATATCATCATCCGAAAATAAACAACTATATTTTAATCCCCTTAATGTTACTTGATATTCTTTTTTATCCACTTCTATTAAAACGGGATATATCATTGACTTTACGTCGTAACCCACAATCTTTGCATTTCTACCATCGCGGGTAACAACTTCACGTTTTGGATTTCTTTTCCATTCGTAATAATCAAATCTTACCATATCGCCCGGTATTTAATCAAACAATGACGGAACGGGATTCAACAAACGCCCGTTCAGTTCGTCCAACTCTTTTTCCATCTGTTTTGACAGATTCAACGCGGCGGGTTCCTTGAACTTGAACCATCGGCGTTGATTGTGCCTTAATTGCGCCACGAAACGCACATATTCCGCCGCCTGTTCCGGCGTAATTGCGTCAATCTTTGTAATCTTTGGTAACTCCATATTCAAAACAATTTATCGTATTCAACTTTCGGCAAATTGGCCTTGACCCAACTTTGTTCATTGATTAATGCCCATCTTCCAAAATGACATATCAAAATTGCATCAGCATTCCACATTGTTATTTTGGTTCCGGGGTACAATTGCGCGGCCTTTTCCGCATAACGGCGTTTGCGGTCGCGCTTTTCCTCTTTCAGTCCCTTAACACGCAATTTCAAACTATTCATCCAATGAATCGGATGCACCATTACATACGGAATCCCGGCCGTTTCAATCAATGCTTTCAACACCTCAAAATTGGCCATCATCTTTTGGATGCGGAACAACTTTCCCATGTTGGGTTTGCCATCGGTTCCCGGTGTAATATCATCGGGCCTTACTGATAGTTTTTCCAAAAAAACGATGGGTTTGTATGTTTCCGCGTAATACGCAAAGAAATCGCGCAAATCGCGCACGTCCTTTGGCATTTTAATTGTCTTTATCTGTTGTCCCGGAACGAAAACGGCTATGCCGCCAAGTTTTCCCGGGTCAATCCCGATGCACACATCGCATTTAATCTTCTGTTCCATCTTTTTCGTATCGCTTGCAAATGTTACTTGTTTTAGGTTTAATGCAATCGCCCGGAATGATTATGTACGCATCCGGGCATACGCCATAATTATCGTGTCGGTGTACACACGTTGCACATATCAACATCATTCAAAAAGGTTTAATTGTGACATCTTTTGCGGTTTTCCCAATATAAAATCGTGAATGAAATTGCGTGCGTAATCCGGGGAAATCATGGAACGTTCCTCACTACATAATCCACTTTCTTTTGCTGGTTTACAAGTTCTTATGGTTAATCCCTTTTCGGGTTTTTGAAATGATTGACCATGTGTTGGTTCACAATTGAAATACCAAAATCCCGTTGGTTTTGTAAAATAGTCCCCTCTTAATCGTCTATTTTTATCTATTATAGACGGTTCTTGAATGAAGTTGTTGTGCAAATAATGTAATGTTGAATAAGGATTTTCAATTATTAATCTTAATCCCCTAATCATGACAATAGCAACAAATTTGTACAACAAAGTGTATAAATAGTTCCTATCATTTGCCCTTTTTATGATTGTATCAAAAGTTTCTTTCATTGATAACTTTCTATAATTTATGCAATCCAACCTAAATGATGGCGGATTTGAACTACCCGTGAAAAATATACATGGGAAAAACGCCATAATCAAATCATCTTCATTCATACTATCAAAGCAACTTACCCCCCCGAATAGGCTGTTTCAATTTCTGCAAACAAATCGTTCGTATGGTCTGTTTGGCCGAAATTGTTTTGAATATCCCAATCTTCCGCCGGGATACCCAATTTGATGAATTCGTTTTTAAACGTGCCGGATTGCTCAAAGAAACAATGCACCGTACCTTTAATTTCCATATCATTCAAACTTTATGTGTTCCGACAATACCACGCCATCGGCGTTCATCTGTTCAAAAGATTTCATCAGCGCGTTCCGGCGGGCCAATTCAAACGCGCCCACCTGTACGCATTCCGCATCCGTTCCCCTGTCTTTCAAATGGCGCAATTCGGCCACCTGCAAATTCGTTGTCAACTTGCGGATTTCACGTTGCAAAACGGCCTGTAAATCTTCATTAGTAACTTTAATGTCAACGGCCAACCCGACTGATACCAACATTTCGTATTGCAACATATCGGCAATGGGCGATTGTACGGGCAAACGGTGGTTTACCCTGTAATACGCATAAGAATCAATGCACTTTTGCCGTATATCGTTCATGTATTGGCGTTTCCTTTCGTCATTGATGGGGTCCGGGTTAATGTCATACGCCTTTTTCAGTATGTTGGCCCGCTTGTTCTTGTATGCGTTCAAAATCTTGCACACATATTCGGCGTTGAATTGTTGGTAATGGTTGCGGTCTGCAAACCCGTCCCGGTTCTTTGGCAGAAATTCGTCAAGTTCCCCGGTTATGCTCATTTCAAACGCCATGCGGAAATCGCGCATTGTCAACCCGCCGTAATGCCTTTTCAGTATTTCGCATATACGAACGGCCAAATAACTCAATTCGGAATCGCTTGCGGCCCTGTACCCTACATCTTTGGCAATGAACTTTAATCCCTTTGCCACATCAACCGCCAATTCCGCATCCGTGTATTCGTCAATCGTTTTGGCTATCGTTGCCAAAAACACGGATTTTTCAACAGGCCCCAACGCGGCCATGACTTGCGGTTGGCGGGCCATTTCACGGCGAACGTCAACGGCCTTTTCCGGCTTGTAAACTGCAACTCCTGTTTCCATTATTCCGACATCTGTTTAAGATATTCAATTGCATCGGCGGACAATCCACCGTTTGCGTTCAACGTGTGCAATTTTCCCTTTTCCATATCCGAACGGATAAAGTTGCGGGCGGTCGCTATCCAATCGCGCATCTTCTTTCCCTTTCCGGCGGACCAATCGGCAACGGCATGGTAATAATAAACCACATCCACGTTGGCGAATTCCGGCCCGGTAAATTCCTTTTGGAATAGTTCAATATCATTGTAACGTGAACATTCAAAGGTACATAAATTTTCCGAAGTACAGCGCGGATGCGTATGGGTTATTGGCTTGAAGTCCTGTTCGGCTTCAATAATTTCGGGTTCATCCGGGAATAAACCGCCAACGGCGGCATTATTTGGTTTATCATTTGGTTTATCATCTGTATTAGAATTTATATCTTCAATACTATCTTTATTTGTTTTGCCGCTTTTGGTTTTTCCATTTGACGTTTCGGTAAAATGGATGGGACGGTTTTGTAAATACGAATCACTGAATGCGTACCATGTTGTACGGTCATACGCGGATGTATTGTAATTCCCGGTAATGATTACGCCTTTATCCTGTAATGATTGCAAAATACGGCGTATTTGTCTTGCGGTCCAAAATGGTAACAACTTTGTAAATGCTTCAATGCTGTTATACGTCCAATATCGGCCATCGTGATAATGTTTGCCGTTGGCTTCATTCTTCATTATCCAAAATGACAAATTTTGAATCAATATGGCTTCATCAACGCCATATTGGGCCGCTACATCTGTATCAAATTGATATACCATAACAAAATAAAATCCCCGATATTTGGGCCGTCACACACCAAATATCGGGAATCTTTTGGCCCGGTTAAACCCGGCCGTTTATATCCTATCGTATTGGTGACGGTCAATACTTTATGTCGGTGCAAATATAACTATTCGTTTTTATTTGGCAACAATAATGATAAATTTTCTTTCGGGGCAATCGCTTTCCGTATTTCTTCAATCCGAGTATCGTTGGCAATCAACGATACAACAGGATAACGGGACGAATCGCCCGGTTTGTTGCTTTTTGCGAATTGTACCGACAAATCAAACACGGTTTGCATGACGGTTCCGCGCATCATCTGCACGCCATCAAAGGAATTGCAAATATTCTTCACGGAACTTGCTTTGCCTTTCGTTGAAAATTGCCACACGCCCACAACGCCGCGAACGGCCGGAACGATAAAACGCATGGTTAATGCCACATCCCAATTGTCCGCACCTCTTTTCGTGGGATTCTTTGCGGCAATCTGTTCCATGATGTCCGGGAATTCTTCAACGGAAAACGGTGCATATACTTTGCCGTTCCAAACTTCAAAGGTCCGGCCATCGCCACGGGCAACCAACGCGCCCGCGTTATCCCTGTATTCGTAACGTTGGTTGCAAACCGCTTGCGCGTTATCCGATGGGAATATTATTTGGATGGTTTGCGGCTTTTCCCCGTATGCGTTATGGAACATCCCGGCGTATTTGCCTGTTGCCCGGAACCAATCAATGGATTGGGGCAACCCGCGTTCGCTTTTCATGCCGATATGTAAACGCCCGATTTCGGGTAATTCCAACATTTCGGCCCCCTGTTCGGGCCTGTAAATACGTCCGTTCATATTACAATTCGTTATCAACAAAGTTTTTCATATTTGCGCGGAAAATATCACGTTCGGTCGCTTCCACTTCCATTAATTCTTCATAACGTTCTTTATCAAAAATATCTGCAACCGCATCATCCAAAAGGGAAATCAGTTTTTCGGGCCTTACTGCATCCAATTCAACCTGTCCTAATCCGTCCCAATGCACCGAACGGGAATCGGTAACTTTTGTCGGGGCGGGGGGCAAATTCCATTCCAACACCTGTTCTTCTTTCAAACAAATGCGCCTTACTTCTATTTCCGGGCAACCCAATTTGATTATGTTTTCTTGCAATGCGCGGGGTATATCTTCCCCGGATGGGTCATAATCGCCAAAATAAAGAATGATGGGTTGTTGTCCTCTTTCAACGGCCTGTTCAAAACGTAATTCCGCATCATGTAAGAATGTCAATGATGGATAACCTTTGCACGCACCCAATGCAATGCCATGTTCTTTGCATGGTTTGTAGAACACACCCTCTAATGCTTTTTTCTCAATGAATACTTCCGGGTAATAATATTGATTTTCCCACTTGTTACGGCGGTATGATGTCATCCACATACGTATCTGTATGCGTGCGTCTGATTCTTCTTCATCCAATACCACGGGTTCGGCTTTTGTCATACAGGCCAACGCCCGGTCGCGGTCACTAAATGCGTCAAATCCTATTATTCCATCCCAACGGGCTTGACCCGTGGCGGCCACTACACGTTTGTAATGTTGTATATCGTTTGTCATTCCACGGCTTACCAACTGATAATGCAAACCGCGAATTGTCAATACACCCGGTTCGTATCGGCTTAATATATCAACCGAATTTTCAATTATCCAATCACGGGTAAATTCATCTTTTGTCCTCTGTGCCATATTACAATTCAATTTCCATTATTTGATTACATAATGTTTCAATTTCACTTTCATTTTTTAGTTTGCCACTAAACAAAATAGTATGTGGTTCTTTATCTTCATTGAGCAACCAACATTCAACCAATAAACCATCTTTGGTTTGTTCTTTTTCAAAACGTATAAAATCGGGATATGCGTTTTGAAAAGTTAGAATCGTCAGTGTTGTCATAGTTCAATTTCGGTGTTCAACAAATTATCCTTTGCCATTTGTTCGGCAATCTGTTCCGGGGTCGGTCCCGATTCCGGTAATTTTTCCCGATTTTGCCCTGTAACCGATTTTCTTTCGCTTGACGTGGGTTTGGTCGCCCCGGACTTTTTGGCGCGTCCTGTGGCCTTATTTGGGGCCGAATCCGCGTTGTTTTCCTGTTCGTTACATTCGGGCACGTTCGCCGCCTGTTCCGGGGTGTCTTTTTTCTCCCTCTTTGTCTTTATCAGTTCGGCCAATGACAGATTCAAAACATTATCCATGATTTTGCCCGAATCCAAATCCAATTGCCCCTGAACAACGGTAATTGTGTTGTCGCGTTTTTCGTCCTCAATGGCGGCCAAATTCAACAGGTGGGGCAACTTCCTTGCATTCACGGAATCCGTCTGTTCTTTCAAATTATAGGTCGGTTTCACGCGCCAATCTTTGGGTGCAAAGTTGAACACGCGGGTAATGGGCATTTCGGGAAACCATATATTCCACATCGGCATATACAAATGCAACTGCAATTCATGTTCCTCAAAGAATCCTTTGCGGCCGCTTTTGAAATCCACGATGGCGGCGAACTTTTCCCCGGTCTTTGCATCTGTCATTCTGCATGGCAAATCCAAACATCCGGCATACTTGAAATGGGGATGGTATAAACCGATTTCCACGGCCAACGGTTCCACGTTCCAATCGCGTATGAATTGCGCGAACGCCAACACATCTTTGCGAATCTTTACGGCCCATTCCGAAAACACCTTTTCCGGGATGTTGTTTTGCTCCATGTAATCGTACAGAACCGCCGGGACTGCATCAAAATCGTAACGCCTGTTGATTATCAACGTTTCAAATTGGGCGTGCATGAACGTTCCGTATGCGGCGGCCAAATCCCTTTTTTCCGTTGAACCGTCTTTGCCGTTCGCAATCATCCAATCCATCAGCGCGGGCGGTGTCGGCATTACCTGTTTCAACAATGTAGTAACGGACGGGTAAAATTCGGGTTCGCCCTGTTCGTTGAACCTGTAATAATACCGGTGTCCGTCCGAATTCAATTGATATAGACGGAATGGCGGTTCTTTCAGCGCGTCAGCATTGAAATACAATGCTTTCATTTCTTCCACGGACATTCCGGGGAATATTTCGTTGTTCTCAATGTCGGTATTCATGTTCGTATCGCTTTACTTTTTGACAATGGAAATATATTCACGCACAAATACACCCACCATGAAAGCGGATATGATTACAACCGCATACAACGCGGGTTTCCAAAAGAATGCGGCAATACCGCATATCAGCATAACGGCCCACACGATGGCCCAAAACAGATTTTGTGTACTTAAATACTTCATAACCGTTAATCGTTAGTCCTACCAATCAAATAATCAGCCGTGCAACCTGTCATGTCGCAAATAATGGAAATCCATTCCGGGTTGACATACTTTGTTGTTCCCGTACATAATGCGGTCATGTTGGTTACTTGCGCGTTCGGGGTTGAATCGGGCCAAAGTTTGGCCGCAATTTCCTTTTTCATTACCTTTTTGCCCTGTTCTTTGGCGCGGGCAATCGCACCGTCAATTCTTAACATCTTCTTTTTTCGTTTAATGGTTTATATACGTTCGTTCCAATATTCGGATTCGTTTGAATATCCGTTTTCTTCCCATTCGTTGTAATCGGGTTCATCATCCGGGCGGTCAAATTCGCGCCTATCTTCAATACTACTCATAAAATATATTCGGGATTATGCTTTTTGAACAAATGGAAACTGACAAACAGGTTTGCCACAACCAACAGATACCACCACCAATGATTTGATTCTCCACACATCGCCAATAAGGATATGGCGAAATAGATTGATGAAAACTTTTTCATATCGCTTTGTCTTTATTCCCGGAACCCGCCGGGTCGGTGTTGCAAATGTAGTAATTATTTCTTTTACTGCAATAGGTTTTAATTAAATTGTTTGCCTTATTGCATACGTTGGTGCAATAATGTCTTAATTGCCGTGAATGCCTGTTCATTTGCCCGGAATTCCTCAACGGTGCAATCGGCAATAAAGTTCTGCAATTGATTGTACACGGCTTCAATTTTGAAACGGGGCATTTCATGCCGGGTTATACCCTGTTCATCCTTGAAACCTTTGCGGATATATCCCATTGCGGTCAACTTCTGTTCGGCTTCATCCATTGATTTGCAACAGGTCATTCCGGGACCTCTCCCGATGGTAACGAATTTTGCAAATTGCGTTACAATGATTTCGTTTCCATCCTGTTTGCTTAAGTATGCGTATTCTTTTGTCATATCTGTAAATGGTTATGGCCCCGTTTCCGGGGCCGTGGTTAATTATCCAATAACGGTTAAAACAAATGTCACATCCATTGACTTCATACGGGGTTTGCGGTTTCTGTGACAACGCACGGTAAACACATCATTTTCGCGGGTTACTTTACAATCATCAAACTTGTAAACATTGGTCATAAAATCAATTTTTTCAACAATCCATGTTTCGGGGTTTACGGTTTCACGATGATTAATAACTCTGTTGTCACGAATGGTTTTTAATGTTGCTATCATATCGCTTTCATTTTTTTCGCGGAACCGCCCGCGTGCGTTGGATTCACAACTGAATCCATTGCAAATATCAGCATTTATTTTTATTCCGCAATAGGTTTTACCTACTTTTTTAATGAAAAATGCAACTTTTTTTCAAATCGGCCCCACAACACGTTTAAACGGGGTTATCTTTGCGGGGTAAACCAATAAATTTTTTCAGTTATGCCCGTTAGACGAGTTCCGGGTGGGTATCAATTCGGTACTTCCGGCAAAGTTTATGCAAGTAAGGAAAAAGCGGAACAACAGGCCCGCGCAATTTACGCATCCGGGTACAGGGAAAAAGACAAACGCAAGTAATTTCCAAAAGATTTATTAAATTTGCCCCTGTCTTTTTACCTCGTATCGCTTCATGTCGGTATTTTGACGGCCGCGCCCGGTTCCTGTTTCGGTTCCGGGTGCGGTTTTATTTAAACAATATCATCATACGGATTATATTCCGAATAACCATCATCACATTCGGTTTGATTTCCTTTCCTGTGTTTCCCCAGCCAATAACACCAACCGTTTGAATAGTAACCGCATGATTTACATTTGCGGCCAATAGTTGTATTTCGTATTCCCATACCGCTTTAAAATTTACCCAACAACATTTCTAATGTATGCGGGTTGTGTTCAATGTTGTCAATTGAAACAACGCGCCCATCCGCAACCATTACCGTATTATCCGGGTACAATCGTTCAATGGTGGTCCACATTTCCCAATTGCCGAAATTGGCAATGATTGAATCCCCAACGCGGAATATTGCCGTTCCCTTTTGCAGATATTCCCGGCCTTTCAAATCCTTTTTCATGCCCTCTTTGTCCTGTTAGAAAAATCCCTTATCAAATCTTCCTGTATTCCCAAATCAAATACCCTATTGATGCGGCGCAACAATTCCAATTTGGGTTCTATTTCATCGGTTGAATACAAACCCATGTTCCATGCGGGCAAATCGTTCAAATCGGAAACCTGTTCCCGGACAAATTGTTTTAATGAATCCTTTGTTACTTCCATATCGCTATTTATTTAACCATTTATATTTCCATTTAAATCCATAAGCGGTTTGTATCTTACCCGTTAGACATTTAGATATATTTGTGTGGCTTACATTTAAAAAACGCCCGGCGTCCGATACTGATTCCCAAACTTTAACTAATATTTCATCTTTGGTTAATTGCAAAATTTTTTTTGCACGCGGACTATTTTTGCCAATCCATAAACCTTTTTGTGTTTGGGATAATTGTTCCCGTTGTGCCTGTGAAATTGTATGGCTTAAATTTTTGCGTGAAATGGGATTTGCGAAATTCTCTTTATGGGATACCCAATGCAGATTTTCAACCCTGTTATCTGTTCGGTTGGTATTGATATGGTCAATTTCGGGTTTATTGTCCGGGTTCGGAATAAAAGCCATCGCAACCAATCTATGTACTTTATGGTGTTTACCCTCAAAACAAACAACCACATATCCATAATGGGATACAGAACATTTCAAAATCTTTCCTTTAATGGTTTGTGGATTGTTGTTTGAACGCATAATGGTTCGTTCTACTGAATAGACCCGGCCCAAATTACTAACCTTGTATCGGCCAACATATCCGGGAACATCTTTCCAAATCTCTTTTTCCATAATCAAAAAAATACCCCGTATTTCGGTCAACGGTGGCCGCCGTTGGCTTACTTTACAGGGTACTATATGTTTGCTATCGTGCGCGGCCACACACGTTATATGGTGCAAATATATAAATTTTTATTCAATGAACGTAAAAATTGAATTTAAGGCCGCGCCTTAATTTCATAACACATTTATCATCCGGGCAATTGAAAGCGCGTTCCAATAAACGGTTTGCCAATGCAATATCATTTACCAATGTGAGAAAACCGGAAACGCCAACGGCCTTGTTTATCTTTTCGTCATTGTACAGACCCGAAACCTTAATGATAAAGTTTCTGTTGATTTCCTTTGTTGAATAGTTCAATGTTTCCATTTCTGTCGCATTTTGTGTTTGCGGAACGGGCCGCATCCGTTGAATCATCATTGGATTCGTTGCAAAGATACGCATTGTTTTTTATTGCGCAATAGTTTTTACTTATTTTTTTGCGGAAAAATGAAAATTTCTTTTGAATCGGCTTTTTGTGTACCTTTGGGGCGATTTACATAGATAGTCATTTTATAGCAAGAACGGGGCCGGATGCGAATTCGCCCCCGTTTTGTTTGTTCATGCGCGTACCGTTATAACATCCGGGCAAACTTTCCGTTATTTCGGGCGAATTTGGCGCACAATCGCATATCTTTTCGGTTATGGTAACTTGTACGGGTAAAAATTTGGGTCCGTTAGAACGCAAAGAAATGGCCTTAAATTGAAAACGCATCAACCATCCCGGTCAATGCGTTTCAAATAATAGCATAAGAAGGATTTTCCCTTTGTCGGATGCAAATATATAGAAAACCCGCGTATCACTACGCGGGCCGTTCCCTAAAACCTTACATGAAAAAGAAAACTTGTTAGTTTCCGTTTCAAAGATATTCATTTTTCAATAACAATGGATTCCACGTTGGTTATTGTTGTATGCGGATTCCGGGAAACAACTTGCGTTTCTCTGTTCAATATCCGTTTTGTTTTCCAAAACAGGATTCGCCGATAACGCACGGTTTCCGACAACAACAGGGATTCCCGGTTATTCAACGTTCCCGTGAATTCATCCGGGGTTAATAGTCCGTCAAAATCAAACCATTCATCCCCGCAATGAACCGCCACCGCCGGAACCATGACGGAATCACGCAAAACAACGGTATCTTTCGGGACTGAACGCAATTCAATTATCGTTTGCGCCTGTGCCGAATTCACGGCCGACAAATCGCGGTTCTTGTTTTTCAACTCTTTTATTAACGCCGCATCATCGGCCCGGAACCGTTCAAATTCTTTCATCGTAAGTTCAAGCGATTGCACACGGGCCGCACTCAACGAATCGCGTACCCTGTATGTCTGTACGTCCGACAACAATATTTCCGTGTTTGTCTTGTATCGGTCCCGTTCAGTTTCCAACCGGGCAATCGTTTTGTCCTGTCTGTATATCTGCAATGCCATCAGTCCGAATAACGCGACAACGGCGGTAATAATGTATTTCTTCATAACAAAAAACAAATGGGGCATTGCGCCCCGTATCTGTTCATAGTTCCGGGATTACTCCTTTTCCCATTTGTCAGTTGAATTGTACGCCCAACCATCGGCCGTGAAATCGTATGACACGGTTTCAATAACCGATGCGTCCGTATAGGTCAAGCAAAGGCCCTCGCCCACGCCATCGCCTTTGTACGATACGGAATACAGGTGTTTTTGCTTTCCTGTAACCTTTGCAACTTTGTCGCCCACGTTCAGCGAATCCAAAATTGCACCGTCAATGGCGGTTATGTCCGTTACTTCAACCGGCTTTGAACCGTTTACCAACTCTTTCAAGATGGTTGACAATACGCCACCGCAATCAACTTGATTGCCTTGCCCGGCAATCTTCGCGTCAATCAACGCAATCAATTCTTCATTTTTCATAATAGTTTAATTAAAGGTTATAAAATAAATCCATTTGATTGTTGGTTATATTATGTTTTAATTACTTGAAGCGGCTCCTAAAATTTCAATCTCACCGGTAACATTGGCAATGCTTATCTCACCGGTGGTCGAATCATAAGTGTAGTCAGTGTTACGCACCAAATTTACACCATTTTGTTTAATTGTTATTGATGTTGGCAATTGATAATTTGCAAATGTCACGGTTAATGTTGTATGATATGATTCATTTGCTATCGGTTGCGCTTTATTCGAACCTTTCATGCGACTTATTGTATATGTCAATGGATATGTAACATTATTGCCGCTTGTGTCAATCCATGCTTTGCCATTCCATAACACAACAACATTATTCATTATCTTAATGCCTACAAATGTTTCATAATACTGATTATTTTTAAGTGTAAACCTATCGTCATATTCCAAATTATCAACTCCAAAATAATCTGCTAATGCTTGTGTTATCCGGCTTGTGACAATTGTAATATTAGGATTATCCGGGAAAATAACGCCGTTTTTATATCCATACCAACTATATAATTTACTGCTTGATAAATCAAACAAACAATTAACAAATCGCATTAATCCATAAGTGGTTTTTTCTGACGAATTGTCAACGGTTTGAATATAACATTTATCAAAATCCCATGAACAGGAATCATTAGCAACTTTAAGAGCGATTATGCGCGAATTGCTTATGTCATAGTGTACTCTTCCGGAAAAGTCTGCATTTATATCTCCCTCTTCGCCATAACTATATGAACCGCGAATTTTAGTGTTATATGCATTAATACGATTTCCGACCAGATTAATTTGATAACCTTTATCTTTATACGCCAATGCAAGATAATCGGTAGTACTTACAATGTTGTTGTTATAAATTAACACTCCCTCGCTTTGTGTTGCATTATTGTATTTATTAAAGAAGCCATCAATATTTATATCCATATTAATTGCCGGATTAACAACAAAACAATCATATATCGTATGCGCAAATATATAAGTACCCTTTGCATTTGTTTTATCGTTAATCTTATTTGTCATTGGAATGTTGATTTCTGTATCATATACAATAATGTTAGGCATTTTGCGGATTTGACGTGACGGGTCTAATTTAGTATCAACATCCTCTTGTGATTCAATAACGGGGAATGACCCCTCATCATTTGGGTCATAATATGGTTCATCTGTTTCCGGATTAATACCACTATGCGGGTCATTTTTGCGTTCAACATATATGCGATAAATACTACTATATCCATTGTTGCTTTTTAATTTAACGTTATCAACAACAATTCTTCTTGCGCCCAAATATTCAGTTCTTGCCGGATTTGCGCATTGGTAATCAAAATATGATACAATACCCCGGATAATTTCGGAACTAATTACACTATCCGATAACAGCATACAATCTTTAATGGTTATTTCGCCATCAAAACAACTTCCCCAATCTTCCCGGATGCGCAATATATACCTTCCTTCAAAGTTGCATCTTTGAACATTAATCACACCATATCCGGAAATCGCAATACATGGATTTGATAAATGGGAATCCAATACAGTTAAATTATTAAGTCTGTAATGACAATCAATCCTATTCAACACACAATTTGATATATAGACATCAGTAAGATAATTGCCACCCATTGACCCCCAAGAGTTTTGTGTTAATTGGGTGCCAACATTAATCAATCTTAATCTTATAATACGTCCTAATGACAACGCATAAGTTGAAAAGTTATCTTTTTCTCCCGGTCCGGCTTTTGGCGGAATGTCTGTTATAATATTTTGTAAGGTTAAATTATAACAATCAATAAATCGCATAAAACGATAACCATACGGAATTGTTACAATCTTTTTAAAATTGATGTTTTCAACAATGACATTGAGCGATTCAAACAGGTTAATTCCGACATTACGGTATTGGCCATCCGGGACAGTTCCATTATAGGTGTCATATATATGTAAATTCAAATTACGCACATACATTGGTTCATTTGCAGTTATTGCATACATTTCATCAATTGTGGATACATCCACATCCGTATTAAAGGGTTCTTGTGCAATATATCCCTCATCATTGATATAAAATTGTTCGTATTTGTTATGTCTTTGGTATTCGCCTTGATATTTTAAGTGCCTGCGCATTTCAAGTTCGGTACTTGTAAAAGCTATGAACGAATTTTTATATATACCAACATACCTTTTGCCTGTATTAACTATATCGGCAATTGCCGAATAGTATTCATTGGGAATATCCGTTTTTACGCCATTACTAAATTGTATAGCGCATTCTTCTATGTTGGTATGCAAATTAATCGTACAATAATTGAAATCGCAAGATACCGTAATAATAGTATCGCTTATGTTGTTAAATATGTCATAGGATTTCTTGTTGAAAAATAATGGTTTACCGGAAGAGTTACCCAAACCTACCAATCTTTTAAATCCGGTTGTAAAATCGTTGGTTATAAAATCAAACCAAACAGCCATGCAACGATAATTTTTTAATGTACCTATTACATTGCAGTTAAAGCATTTTAAAGAAGAATCAACATAAGTATTTTGTAATATTATGGTTCCGTTATTAATACTTCCGCCATTGAATTTTAAAACACAATTGATAGGAATTGTTATTGATTCGTTATTTTGTAAATTAAAATCGTAACGTATTTCAAAAATCGTATTTGGATGATTTGTTATCTGTTCTGCCAATGTTTTGTTTTTCCGCAATATAATATATCCTAAACCATCCGGCTCTATATTATTATAAATTCGGTCTGCAAATTGTAATTGTCTGTCAATATTAAAATCTATATCAACCTCATTAACAACAGCATCATTTAATTTTATACCTGTTATTGAATAATCTTGTACTGTTGTTGTAACATCCGGATGCGCAATCATCCAATCATTGATATAAGTTTGTATTGATGCATCATCAACCATTTTAATAGTACTTATATCCCAACCATTACCATCATATAGGAATATACCAATATAACCATCGTCAACTTGTGCCCCAAAATTAGGATATGAACCCGATGATGCAATATAGGCAATATTATAATCCGGTGTGCCGGGGTTGGTATCAGTTGTTGCTACACCGGCAAATTGATATTTTGCGCCTAAACAATCAATTAATGCAATAAGTGAGTTTTGCAATATTTCGCCTGTAATTTCATTATCGCCGTTTTCTTTGATAACATCAGCAATCGCGGCTTTCAAAACTGAATAATTCGCCATAATCCAAATTCTATTAATATAATTCAATCATAATAAGTCCAAATCACATACGGTTTATGTATTGGGGAATCGTCAACATGAATATATGTCTTTCCGATTCCGATGCGGTTGAATCCCGCCTGTTGCAATGCTCCAACAATCTTGAACCGGTTTTCGTCCGTGTTGCATCGTATATCAACAGCCCGGCCCAACGTGTGGGATGATGTACCCTTACGGCCGTGTGCCTTTTCGTATTCCGGGGTGCGGTATGCGCTATTGATAACAAACGGAATCCCGGCAATCTTTCGGGCGTAATCCAAACGTTTCATCATGCTTTGGTTCATGTCCTGTAACGAACATGGCGGGGCACAACGTTTGAATTCCGATTCGTTAAAGTATTGGGCCGTTATCATTGTTGTTCATCATTTGGTTTACCATCCATGTCCCCAACCTGTACGGTTGTTTCGCCGTGTGTCAGTTTAACGCCCAATCCCTCGCGTATGGCTTCGCGTATCACGAACAATGTTGCGAATCCGCTTAAATATCCGGCGGCCTTGAACATTGACGGGTCAATTACGCCTTTTGGCGGCCAATACGCCGATGTTAGGAACAACCCAATGGTTACTAACAGACAAACCCACAACGCGATTGTTGTGGATGTGCTTACCCTTTTGGTAATCACGCGAAATTCGCGCATTTTTTGTTGTACGGTCATGATTCGTTAATATTGAAATCGTTGTTGAAATCATCGTTGAAATCCCCGCCGGACGGTATAAGATAACCCCGGCCGATTTTCTTTGCCACCGTTGCCGTGTCAAATTCGGCTTCAACACTTGCAACATCGCCGTTATCTTCCCATTCCGGGGTAATCAAAAACGTGTCAAGTTTGTAGGTTTGGCCGTGGTATGTGATTTGCGCATAATCGGCCATTCTTATAAACCGCATGACATCCAACAGGTATTCCGATGCGAAAAATTTGAAACGGTAATGTTTTTCGGAAATCTGTTTGATGGGGAAAAAATAACCATCGCGGGTTTCGCCCTCTTCCTCAAATGGATATTCGGGTTTAGCCAAATCGGAATCCAAATACAGGACGTTTTTGAATTTCGGTTCCGTGTAAACTATTGTGCCCGCATCCATCACGAAATCTTCAACATCCCACCATTCAATTTTCAGATACGGTTCAATGTCATTTACAACTGTAAATATTTCGGAATACCATATTTGGGTTCCATCAGACATAACGGCGTAATATTGTCCATTGAAGAATGCAGATGTAAATGGCAAATCGCCCCTATAAACAATTACGTCATAACCTAACGTTGCAAACGGTTTGATTGCAATTTGGTTATTGATTTGGGTTGTATAATCGGCCACTTCTTCGCCATCGGCCTTTAATATCTTGAATGATGCAATTGATGTTCCGGCCCGGTGTTCCCGAATGATTTGGAACGGCAATAAAAACATTGCTTGCGTGAACAACGGGTAAATGCGCCCGTACACCCACCATTTGCGGGCGTTCTGTTGCTCAATGGACGTGTACCACGGCAACACGGAAAGATTATTATTCTGTATCATATTTCAATGTTGCGTTCGCGTTTCTTGTTGACAAATTTATGCTTAATTTTTGAATTGTTCCGTTTCCCAAAGTTGTTTTAATCAATTTTGTTAAATCGGGGTCATACAACGTGGGGAATTTGATTGATTGGGTTTTCAGTTTCTTAACGCCAATGGCCGTTTCCAAACTTCCGTTGCGCCTGTATTGTTTACCCGGCATATCGTACCGATAGAACAATTGGGTGTACACAAACGCGGCGTATGCGTTCTGTAACTCATAATCCACATGGTTAATCGTGAATGTGAAATACGGCAATTTATAGTCATTCCCGGAAACCACCGGGGCTAACAACGCAAATCCATCCTGTGATATGTCGGCCGGGGTCAACAACATATAATCAATATCGGCCGAAAATTGCGATATTTCAATGTTTTCAATTTTGTCCGGGTTGACATATTTTGAAACGATTTCCAACGGATAGCCGTTGAACAATTCCGTTTGATTGTCCATCCATCCGAATTGATACCATGCGGTCATTTCGGGTTTGTCAAACTTGTATTGGTTGCGTGCATACGCCCACGGCTTGCCATTGCGCGTTACAACCTCTTGCGTCAAGTCTGTTCCAACAATTGGGTCCCCCGTATAAGTTCCGCCACGGCGAAAATATTCAATATGTTCAATGCGGAATTTATTGTTAGTATCAATGAACCAATAAAGCCGATAACAATCGCGCAACATATCCAATACACGTTTCAATGTTATCGGCGCGTTTTGGGCCGGTTGGTCATAACCCGATGTGATAATATTGGATTTCGGGGTTATGAATAATCGGAAATTCGGCATACTCCACGGGCGGCCGCCATATAGGAATTGGGAATAATCCGTTGTGCCATCATGTGTGATTCCGGGTGCAACCTTTCCCAATAAAACAGATATGACGGAATAAAGCGGGAACGCATCTTTTAACGCGAATTCCGAACGCCACAAATATTCCGACTGCCAATCCGTTTGTGAAACTGCAAACCATAATGATGTTTGGTTCCATGTTGAACGCGCTATCGGATAACAACGTGTCGGACCAATATACGCATTATATGGCATGACATAATACAATCCGGGTTGATATATTCCCCATTCGGTTGGCGTTTCACTTAACTTGCTTGATAATATCAATTGGTCGGAAATATCAACAGGAGAAACACGGGTGTAATTGCGGTTGTCAATTACCAAATCATCATCCGCAATTGCATATCCTTGATTCTCTTTGTTGTGTATTCGCCTTGCATATACACTGAAACTATTGAACAACAAAGTGACATTCCCGGTTGCGCCGCTATCGGCAACGGGTGTTAGTGTTACCGAATAAGGTTTGGCCGGTTCGCGTCCGCTTGCGGCATAACTCCACAAATATTGATTATCCGATAATCTTTTAATTTGGTATGTTGTGGTAATGTAACCCAAACCATCATCGTATGAATATACTTCCAATTGATAATCCCCGTTGGCATAATAGAATTCGTAATTACCCATCGGGTCCGGCGTTGGTGGGTCGCCATTGAATGATGGCGGCAAAACGGGTTGCATCGTTCCACTAACATCAACAACCGTTTTACTTAAATTCTGTTGGAAATGGTATGTGTTGATTATCTTGTTTAAATCGCTTTCCGGCTCGCATTCCTGTTCCCACCACATATTAGAAAGGAAACAACCAATGACAGATTGACCGGGAACATATATTTGTATCAACGAACGTTTATCCATCTTTACAGGTTGGATAACCGGGGCCAAATCAATCAAATTGAATTCCTTTTCCAATCCGGCCAAAACCGCGTTGTACGCATCATTCACGTTTGGGGTAACAACGACCGTTTTATCATCATCGTTAAATTCGCAATCGGTTTTCCAAAATTGTCCGGACCAATACAACGTCCACGTTTGGCCGAAATCATACGAAATATAAATTACCAAATTAAATTGCGTATCAAATGCGGCCGTACTAATAAACGTGTAATCATCCATTTGGAACGTCAGTTTGCCGGATAGTTTGGCCCGGTAAAATTCTTCGTTGGTTTCCAACGCATAATCCAACGCCAAATCATCCTTATACACGGGGCGGGCGGTTCTCGTTGTGCCGCCCGCGCTTAATTCAAACTTATATATCGGGTTCATATCAGTTCAAAATTTTGCGTGTCAAATTCTTGTATCGTATCACGGTGTTTCCGTTCCCGTCAACGTAACGGGATTGGTCGCCCTGTTTGCGGATGGCCGTTACCTCTTTTTCAATCATTGAAACGTCAGTACCACCCATCGTTACCGCATATCCGGCCATTGCCGCGTTTGCGCGTTGGTAGCGGTCCGCAAACGTGCCGTTGTTCAATGATTCAATCACGTCCGGGATAACGTTGCGGAACTTGCGCGAATTCCGTTTGTTGATAACCGCAAAGAATTCGCCACCCTCTGCCCGGCGGTGTTTCTTTGTTTTGGGATTGTAACCCAAATCAATGTCATGGCCGGACGCATGGGAACCGCCATCCAACAATTCAACGGTTCCCTCGGCGTATTGTTCGGTTTGCCCGGCTACCTGTGCGGCCTTAACCTTTGCCATCGCAAACGAACTCCACATACCGGCGATTGCCGCGATTGCCAATACCGGGCCGACATAAGGAATACCGCCCAATGCGGACCAAATGTTAGCCGTGGCGGTAATCAATGAACTTGCCTGTGTAATCGTGTCAATCTTTAATTGGGCCTGTTGTGCCTTTTCTTTTTCCTTTTGGGCCTTTTCTTGATTCTTCTTTGCCAATTCAAGTTCCTTTTGTGCGGTAACTACTTCATTGGCATATCCGGCGTTGCGTGCTTCAATTTCCGCATCCAATGCCTTTTGCGCCGCGTCAACCTGTGCGTTTGCCGCGTTCAAAGCCGCATCCGCCGCCGCGTTCCATGATTCAACCAACGAATCAACGGAATCTTTGATGGAATCAATGGCCGTGTTCAATGCGCTTTGTTGGTCATTATCTAAACCGATACCCAACAATTCATACAGGTTGTTATATTTCAATCGTTTTGTTTCCTTTTCAATCGCATTGATTGTATTGATAATGGTTTGGCGTTCCTGTTCGGTCATTTTCATTCCGGCGGCCGCATCCAATTCCAAAATCTTCTGCAAACGGGCCTTTTCCATTTGCAATTGGAATTCTGTTTTTTGCCTTTCGTTGCGGTCTAACAAAGAAAATTCCGATGCGGCCAAATCCTGTTGCGCATCCAACAACATCAATGCGCGTTTTTTGGTCATTTCCGTTGTCTGTTGCAATATGATTGCATCCCATTTGCGGTTTATGTCGGCTTCGCTTTGGCGTACATCTTCCGCCATCTGTGCGTTTTCGGCCAACTCAATTTGACGTTGTTTTTGCAACAACGCAATTGACAAATCAATTTCTTCCTGTGAACCCTCTTTCGTTGCATCCAAACGCAATTGAATCCGGGCCGCATCCGCATTCAGTTGGTCGGCCGTAATTTGGTTGTTCAAATCCAAAAGTTCTTTGCGGTATTCATCCCCCAACAGAATCATTTGGTTGTACATTTCATCAACTTGCGTTTCGGTCAAATCCCGGTTGGTTGCAATGGCCGTTTGTAAGTCTTGCATACGACGTTCATAAGATACGCGCAATTGTTCGCGTTGTTTTTCGGCCCCGTCCGCCATCAGCGCAATTTGTATATCTTCCGTTTCCCTTTGGGCCTGTACGTTCAATGCGTTGTAACGGTTGCGCAAATCCTGTAAATCGCGTTCGGCCTTTTCATTTATGGCCTTTATCTGTTCGTTTATGGCCTTGCGTGCATTTACGGTCAAATTGCTTTCAGTCTGTAAACGCAACTTCAAATCGGCAATTTGACGTATTGCATTTTGATTGATGGTTATGCGTTCACGTTGGTATGAATCGGACAACAACGCCAATCGTGCATCTTGCGCCGCACGCATCGCATCCGTTTCCGTTTTGGCAATCTGTCGCGCTTCATTCTCCCTTTGGGCCAATTGCACGGCACGTTCTTTGGATATGTCGGCCCCCTCTGTTGTCAGTTCAACGGCAATGTCAACTTTACGGCCCAAATTATCAATTTGTCCCTGTACCGCATCAATCGCATCTTCAATCTTTGTGCGTTCCATACGGCCATCCAAATCCACGTCAACGCGCAATTTGTTTTTGCCTTGCGCTTGCGCGGTCTGCAAACGTAACAATGTCTTTTCAAGTTCGGCCACCTTTGCCCGGTTGGATTCCACGTTGGCGATTTCGTCCGAATAATAACCCATCAATTTGTTGTGGGCCTTGACACGTTCGTTGTATATTTCATCTTCAATTTTCCGGGTTTCTTCATTGGATGCGTTACGCGCTTTGGCAATATCCAAATCGTTCTGCAATGTCTTTGCGCGTTCGTTGTTCAACCGCGTCATTTCTGTTGCGGTCTTTTCCATGTAATCCAATTGCGCTTTCAATTCCTCGTTCAGTTGCTTTTGGTCCTTTGCGGCCTTATTGCTTCCGGCGGCAAATGCCAATAACGCGCCCACCACGGTAATCAATGCCATTGCCAACAGAACATAAGGATTGGCGGCGGCCACCGCGTTGAATATCCTTTGTGCGATTGTTGCGCCCTTTGTGGCGGCGGTTCCCTTAACCTTTGCGGCCGCATCCATTTGTTCGGCTTTCGTGGCGGCTTTCGTCTGCAATATCCGAATACCCGTCATTAGGTTGGATTCCTTTTGTAATGCCGTTTGAACGGCGGTCAACCCGGAAACGATACCGATTGTTGCGCCCAAACTCTTTTGCGCATCGTTGGCGGTTTCGGAATTGGAACCCGTCAATGCCAATGCGCTATTGAATGCACCCATACCGCCGGAAACGGCCGATGTCGCACCCATCGTTGCATCCAATTGTTGGGTATCGCTTGACATGGCTTTTACTTCCTGTTGCGCGTCAATCATCGCATCTTTCAGTTCCCCGGCACGTTGGGCCATCTTTTGATATTCTTCCGAATTCTGTTCGCCGTTAATCTTCATCAACGCCATTTGTTGCGTCAATGACATTAATTCAGTTCGCAAACCCTTTGCCGCATCCGCGTAATTACCGACATTCAATTGGTGTTTGCCGGTTGCTTCCTGTAACCGCTTCATTTCTTCATACAACGCGGCGGTTTCGGCTTCCAATTGTCGGCCCGCGTCTGTACCTTCACGTTCGGCGGCGGACATTTCGTTTAAACGAATCTTATTTAAACGATATTGGGCCGACAAACGGTTATATGAACCAATCGCGGAATCGTTTATTTGCGCAATCAGTTTGTCAATTTGCGTCTGTTCCTTTTTGGCGGCCGTTGCAAGCGCGAACGCCTGTGCCGCTTCGCGTTGTTTGGTGTTGATACTTTGATATTCGGCAACCAACTTTTCCGATTGTTCGGTAATCAGTTGGATTTGCTTTCGTTGTTCCTCTGTGGCCCCGGAAACATTCTGCATACCTTTGGCCATTTCCTGTGCGGAACCTTGAATTTTGCTTTTGGCCGAATCGTATTCCGTTATCAAGTCTTGCAGTTGGGAAATAAGATTCTTTATTGAATCATCCGGTTTTATTAAGTCCGAATATAGTATGGGGTTTGGGTTATCCATAATGTTATTTTATTGAAATTTGCCCTACAATCAATTATCTTTTCGCTTGCGGTACTTTGTACGTCCCCGCCTGTTATCTTCGGTTGTGGGCCGCCTTTTGCGCCCGTTCCGCCTGTTTGTTCCGTTCCTTGACAAAATCAAATGCGTTGTAAAACTCCAAAACGGAATAATCCTTGGGTTTGACGTGCAATTGTTCGGACAGAACCAAACACAAATTTTCAAACTGACGGTCGAATTGTATTTCCACGCTTTCGGGACCTGTAAATAACTTGGGGTTGGAATAAGTTATCAACAATGTTGTCAACTTTTCAACCGCTTGCGTCGCAACAGGTTCCGCAACACCATCCGTAATTCCTTTGAGTATTTCCAACGTCCGCTTTTTCAACAGGTCGTAATATTCTTTAACCTCGGAATCATTGAAAATGGCCGGGAAATACAACATTAATTCCCCGTCAATTTTTTTTTTGGCCGCATCCAACGGGGCGGCCAACTCATTCAACGGTGCATCGCTTAACAATTCCGTAACCTTTGCCAACGCATCATCCGACAAATCGTTGCATTTCTTCCCGTCAATCTTTGCCACCAACGCGGCAAAAGCCCGGTGTTGGGGATTTATCCCGGATTGTATCAAATAGACGCATTGGCGTATGTTTTCCAATTCCTTTTGCGCGTTGTCGGTCTGTCCCAACATAAGGAATCGGCGGGTTTTTTCAATCCTTTGGTCGAATGCCGCAATATCTGAACCCACGCCTGCATCAATAAGTAACAATTTTTGGTACTTGTGGAACCGCACGATGGGTAATTCATCAATCGCATCAAAGTATTCAACCGTGTGTTTGCCAATCTTTGTTGTTGTCATATTACCAAAGTTCCCGTGTTATAATCGTTGTACACATCGGCGCGGCCAATAATATCCAATGGCCGGT